CGTGTTCTGCGTCACATCACGGGGTCTGTTTTATGCTCGACAGGGCCGGGCTTGCCTAGTGTGCGACAGGCCCGGCATAGGGCCTTAGTAGCATCCGACAGGGCCGGGTCATGAAAGCCCGGCTAACACGTGTTAGCTAGCCGTAGGCTGCCATGCTCGACACCGGGGGCCTGTGCTTGGTTTAGGGTCACGCGCGTGATACCCTGCTGGGTTTGTGACGCCAACTTTTATGTTGTGTGCTCGGTCTCATGCCCCTCTGTGTCTTGGTTGGTTAGTTGACATACCTAGGGCGGTGACCCTGGTAGCTTATCAGTAGAATTGAAAAAAGTCAAGGTTTTTAGTGTGTGAAAGGGGTAACACTTTGGGGTGTGGCTTATGTTCGACAGGGCCGTCTAGTTGTCTTGACATCTCACGATGTGGATAGCTTTGTTGCTTAAGTTGCATGGTTGGGTTTGGTGTGCTATACGCGCGTGTGTGCGCAAGGGTGAGGGGGTTTGGGAGGGAGGGTTGAGGTGTAGGGCGGTGTTTAAGGGGCCTAGAAGCGTCTCTGAGCGAGTTTCAGGGTGGGGGTAGTGTCCTGGCCTAGGGGTAGGGGTAAAAGTCGCTCAGATGGCCGTAGCGTAAATGTCAGGACAATTGAATCTGGGCAGGGGTTATCGTCAGAATGACGTTAATTCCGCATGGCAAGCCAGCCTCGCGCGCGTAGCGCAGCTGATGCGGGATTTAACTTTATTAATATATAAAAAATAATGATAATATATAAATAAAATAATTAATAGTAGATATCTTTGTCTGTAATAACATCTTGTTTACGTAGTTATTTACGTAGATGATTGTGTGTAAATAAATTCATGATTGTGTGTAAATAAATTTATTTGTGTGTAATAAAAATGGGGGGTGTTTCGCGAGAGCAACTTTCTTGGAGACTCGTGTTGTTGGTTGTTGCTAGTTCGTGGTGGTTTGTTGAAGTTGGTGGGGTGAGGTAAGGGCAAGGTAAGTTAGGTGGTGTGTAGGTAAGTTAGGTGAACCTAAGTTAAGTTAGGTGGCGCGAGCCACGATAGTAAGGTTAGGCTTACCTAAGTTATGGGTGTGTGTTGGGTTGGGAACTGTGTGACCCAGGTCACGAAATTGGTGTGGGGATCGGTTTGGGTCTGGATCGTGGCTAGGGAGGGGGAATCACTTGACACATCGGGTTTTGGGGGCTCGATTTGACAAATAGAAAATCATATGCTATAGGGGGAGAGGGGAGGGGCGGGGTGTCATACCCATTTGCGTATTCGGGGGTAACGGGTGGGTCCAGTCACATTGTATCCTCTTGACCTACGACCGTTCTTTTTATATCCTTATATCATCAACAAACGCAAAGGAGAAACAACAATGTCTTGCAACTGTCCATACAACAATGGTCCTTGGTGTCGCAATGATCGCGGGGTACAACTAGTGGATGTTCTATACAAGCTCAGCAGTGGTGCGTGCGTGCGTGTCGAAAAGCTGAACAAGAGCTTCTTCTTGATCCTTGGAGAACTAACCTACTACTGGTTGGATAACAAGGGGAACTACTACAGTGAAGATACTATGGAGCAGCTGTGTCGAGAACTTGACTATGAAGTCGTAGACTTCGGGCACCGCGTCTTTTATACAACAACAAACTTTAGGGGGTTTTAACCATGAACATTGAAGAGCTTTTGACCAAGTACACTGATCTCACTCACAAGCGTGATGAAGCCTATGAAGTGTACAGGTCTTTTTGAAATTCGTATCAATTACTATTGAAAGGAGCTTTTTGTGATTGTTTTCAACATTATTATCTGGTCGATTGTTAGCGCTGTATGGGCTGCCTTGGCTTGGTGGAAGTCAACGATCACAGGCACAAAAATCTGGCCGGATGTTCTGGCTAGTGTTGGTGCGGCTGCTGTCGTTATTGTGTATCTGGTGGAGTGGTGGGCATCGTGAAGCATCCAGTTGAATTGGCAGCGCAGTTCATTCGTAGGGCAGATTTTGTCCTTGCTAATGACGTGCTGAGGGATGAATATGGTGTCGAGTATGGCTATCCCGCCCAGATTGGGTACTGCTCTCCTGATCCAGAAGACATCATTGGCAAGGCTTTACAGCGTACTGCACATGTTTTCGACTGCCTGACGTGCACTGAGGATGACATCTTCCTCACCGTTGTCGGTGAAAAGGAAGCTATCGACAAGCTTGAAGAAGTGCGACAGGTCGCCTTGTCGGATGAGTACGGCTACAAGAACGCTCTGAACAAGGCCTTGTCGGAAGCTGGCATTGCCGGTATTGGCAAGGAGCAGTTCGACAAGTGGCAGGAAGACTACATTCAGGGCTTCTTCGAAGGGCTTATTGGTAACTTCGATCTGGGTTGGTTTGGATCATTTAGTAAGAGTCCGCATGTTCTTGGCATCCTCGATGGTGCTGACAGCGCGTGGCGTTACGTGAAGGATAAGGAGAATAAGAATGCTAGTGACAGTTGATATAGATCACATTGATCTGGTTCACAACACGGAGGTTCTTGAGGCTGCTCTGGATGAGCTTCCTGCTGGTTGGATTGTCGATCTTGAGTTCTTCAAGGCAGGCACTTTCAGCTTCGTGAAGACATATGACAGTTGGTTTATCTCGGCTGATGACGCTTTCGTCTGGGAGGGCTTGTCTGACTTCATTGAAACCATCCAGGGCAATAACCTCTTGGAGGAGGAGGCGATGTCAGTCAGCTTCCATGAGCCGGTGTCGAGCGATGTTGCTAAGCAGCAGAACCAGGCGCTCGAAGAGGTGCTGAACGTTAAGAACGGTGACATGTTGCTGGGTGGTCGTTTCGTTAAGTATGGTGACTTATTCCTTGATACGGAGAATGATCTTAAGCCTAAGGGGCTGCTGGCTGTCGCTAACAATCTGTTCTTGAAGAAATATCAAGACGACCACAACCTTATGAACCTATTTACGAAGGGAGACAAGGAATGAAGAAGATTTTTGGCTGTGTCGCTGTGGTTGCGGTGGCCCTGTCGCTTGGTGCTTGTAGTGCGGCTGATACTGCTTCACGCAACATCAGCTACGACAGTGACAATTTCAAGGTGATGCGTCGTGTCGTATTTGTAAACGGCATCACGGATAAGTACCTTCTGTCGATTGAGGGTTTGTGCTCAATCACGAAGGATAAGGAAGATGCTCAGCTTGAGGTCACCTGCAAGACAGGCGACAACGAGTACAAGAAACATTATCTGGGTATCTCAGATAATGTCACCTACTTCGTGGAGCAGATGGACGCCTCGTCTGTTGATACGTTCCACTACAAGGTTGCCTTCAGACCTGAGACGATCCTTCCTGATATCGACATGCAGACGAGTGGGGGTGAGAACTGATGACTAATCCTGCTGAGGAAATCTACGTGATTTTCAACAAGAAGACTGGCAGCATCAAAACTGGTGGTCGCAAGAAGTACCAAATTGTTCATGCTTACCTGTCGGAGAAGATGGGTTGGGGTGGAATTGGCCGTATTGGTCAGTTCGCCCGTGAAGAGAAAGACGACTACGCGGTTGCTAAGTACCGCCTTGTCGAAGCAAAGGAGAGCCGAGAATGAACGTTTTTTAAGATTGATGGGCTTCCATTAACATTTTGCAGGCTTCCGCTTGGAACCATACTGGAGCATGAAAACGGTGTGCGTTGGGTCAAAATCTACTTTGAGGGTGCTCCAATGTGGATGAATACCTTTAATGTTGATGACGCATATCAGACGGATAAAGAGATATTGGATTTCATTGATCAAGATGTATGGAGCGTGATTGTGTAATGATTATCAATTTCAATGATCTTCAGATTCCATTCCATCGTCTTGCGCCTGGGGCTGTATTAATTAGTCCTAACGATGCTCGTTACATGAAATTAGATATAACCCTGCGTGGTTGCTGGGTACCATCTCGTCCAACCACGAAGAGTTCTTTGACAAACTCTGAGATGCGCGATAAGGTTGGAGACGGTGAAGGGTTGTATCCTGACTACTCGAAGGACTATGACTGTCCATGGTATGTCGCAGAGGCTATCATCTACGACTGGATGAACAAGTCCTAGTGGTTGCACAATCTCTTGTTGGCGTGGTACACTAGGTATCGACATTTGAGGATTGATCATCTGATAAGACCCCTGCATGACGTCACATGCGGGGGTCTTATTTTGCCCTCACGATGATGTGGTACACGTCACGTTGGTAGTTGTTGGCAGGCGACGGTAGAGAGCATTAGTATAAATGCATCAGCCCCGAAGAAAGGAGAAAATCATGGATAAGGGTGAGCTTGCAATTATTAATGAGCTTAGCGCTCTTGCACATATGCGGTGGAGGAAGAGCTGTGAGCAGCAACATCCAAATGAGCCGCCTAGACCTGATTTGGGTTGGCATAAGATGGTGACTCTTATTGATACTCTGGTCGCCTTAAAGGAAAGTGAATGGAGTATGTGATGCTAAGCGTGAGCGAAATCTATGATCTTCTTTATACAGCTTGTGACAATGCATCGTCTGATGACCGGCCTGTCGTTGGCGATGTGGACCTTGATACGGTGCGCAAGCTGAAGTGGAACGGGGTCACATTTAAGAAGGGCAACAGGCTCTGGCGAGTGTACGACAGTGTTGTGTTGATTGGCCTGTGCAGCTACGAGCTTGCGTATCTAATCAACAACAGCAATAAGCAGGCAATTATTCTTGAAATGGAAGGAGAGAAAGAATGAGCGACAACAAGGAGTTCATCGAGTTTTATAACCAGACGCGAGAGAACCACGTCAAGATGCACACTTGGGGTATCCATGGTCTTAGTGTGTGGTACGTTACAGGTTTCGGTAACCGGGAAGTGGCTACAGTCTTGGACTGCCAAGATTTTGCTGCTATCACCACGAAGGGCTGTATGATCATCACTAAGGATCATGGGGTCTGGCTGAAGATCAATGATCAGAACTGGACTGAACCCGCTACAGGCGAGGATAGTGTGGTCCACGATCTTGATATTCTTAAGTTCATCACTACTGAGAGTGACGAGTCCGGGCATGTCGCTGTGATTATTGATCCTGGGGAGCAGTCATGAGCGACAACGGGTTTTGTGAACTCTGGGCAGAGACACAAGGAAAGCTCAGCAAGCTGCGTGACATTCCGATTGATGATCTCAACATCTGGTGTGTCGATCATAATGGGCTTGGTTCCCCTATTTCTGTAGGTTCATGCCGGGACTTTTGCTTTGTTGCAAGGCGTGGAAGCATCATTGTTATGCGTGAGCGCGGTGCATACCTAAAGGTCCATAGGGAGTACTGGGTTCGTGCTACACCAGGTGCTACTGGCTTGGCACTATTTCATGACGCTGATATCATCCATATGCTTTTGCGTGATCGGGATCAGGTAGCAACACTTCTCAACTATGAAGAGTGACACGCATCACGAGGTATAGGGTTGACGGCTCAGAAAGAGCGGGCCTATACTAAGCACATCACAACTGAATAGCCTCTCAATACCCTGCAAGCAAGGGACGGTGAACATTGGGAGGCACCACCCCTTGTGGCGGAACAGGCAGACGCACTCGGCTCAAACCCGGGTTCCAGTGAGGAGTGTGAGTTCAACTCTCACCAAGGGGACCACCCAGCGGCTGGACAATGCTGGATGATTAGGCCCTGTCGCCTGCCTCTTTGGCCAAGAGGCGTGGACCAGCCGCCGTGATCGGGGATCACGTTCGGGGTAGCACCCTAGGGACGACTCTTTTTAGTGTGTGTGTTTCTGTCGTCCGAATAGCATCCCCGGGGCGGAATGTAGCGCAGTAGGTAGCGCACCTGGTTTGGGGCCGGGGGGCCGTGAGTTCGAGTCTCACCATTCCGACGGGCAGTATTGCCTCTAGTCACATGCTTGGTTTGTGGCATCTAGTTCCCAGGCGTCCTCCGGGACTGCCTGGGTTTATCCCAGATAGTGTAATGGCAGCACAAGGGTTTTTGGTGCCCTTGGTCTAGGTTCGAGTCCTAGTCTGGGAGCGCTTGACGATGGATGTCGAAAGATAGCGTAAAGTGTCTCGACCAAGACACCCTCATCGAACGGCTGGGTTGCCCTGGTCAGGCAACAAGCTGCTTAGCTCAAATGGTGAGAGCACTGAGTAAGACTCAGAGGTTGCAGGTTCAAGTCCTGTAGCAGCACGACGCAGAGTTCAAGGAGCTGGATGAGCTTGCGCAGGAGGCGCGACTGCATGGCCTAGATGAGGATGAAACTGACCCTTGGCACACTGCCCTCGATGCCATCCTCTGGAGCGCAAGCTACCAGAGCAGCGAGGAAGAACTCGACAAAGCCCTCTCGTGGGCGCTGATTAATAAGACGGCCTGAGACAGCGCGCCTCTGATCTCAGGAATAGGTAACTGAAGGGTTCGTCCTTTCGGGTACCGGCCTTACATGAGGGTTCATAATTCATGAGGACTCATCCCCCTATCGACTAACCCTCGGTAGGGGGATGATACTATACACCTATGGCTAAGCAGATTTTCTTCGATGATTTCACTGGTGACTCACTTAATACATCTGTGTGGTCACCCACCTGGGGTAAGTTCGATCCCGATAAGGGCACTCAGATGCGTTTTTCGGACAAAAATATCTCTATTGCGAGAGGGAACCTTAAACTGACAGGGACTGTTGCAGAGGGCACTGATGCTAAGAAGGCACCATTCTTGTCGGGTATGGTGAGTACGCGCAAGCCAGATAAGGGCGAGGTTCTTTTCCAGGCTAAGGGACAGTTTATTTTGTCCGTGCGTGCGCAGATGCCCTATGCTTTCTCATCCTGGCCTGGTATCTGGATGACTGGCACTAAAGGTGACTGGCCTGCTTGTGGCGAGATTGATGTCATTGAAGCTAAAGGCTGGCAGTCCGATGATTACCAGATGAACACTCACACTCCACGCGCCGGTGACGCTACTGGCACTAAGAGCCAGCAGTTTGCGAAAACTTTTAAGAAGTCTGGTTCCGCAGGGAAAATCAATATTAAAGATTTCTTTCATACTTATAGCGTTGTTAAGCTCAATGAGCTTATTCACTTCTATTGTGATGGTCGGATCATCCACACAGTTAGGTACTCTGATATGGACGATCCGACACCCTTTACTAATCCTGAGAATGGTTGGGTCATTCGTTTGTCTTATATTATTGGAGGCCAATTCCTGGATTCTGGTGGCACAGAAGAAGGACACGACAAGTACGTTGATGCGACGAAGTTTAAGGAACAATATCCCTCCTCTATGCTTGTTGACTATGTGCGTGTTATTAGCCTTGATGAGCCGGGGACAGTAGATGTTCTCTCTGATGGTATTGACCTTGCTAGTAAGTATGCATACATTGCACCGCAGCCCCAACCGCAGCCGCCAGTTGTAGTGCCTCCGACACCGCAGCCCCAACCGCAGCCGCCAGTTGTAGTGCCTCCGACTCCCACTCCTGAACCGACACCTGCACCTGCACCTAGGCCGAATGACTGGGTGCGCGAAGAAGTGGCCCTAGTATTCATCATGCTGTGAGTAGAGTCACGCTGTTATACCTTGTAAGTTGTTCAGTCTGTCAGATACACTAAATGTTGTCAGCCCGGATAACTACGAAAGGACCATTAACACAATGAAGAGGTTTCTTGCGACAGCCGGTGTCGCACTACTGATGACTGCCCCGGCAGCGGCCTACGCTGCTGACACCACCCCTGAGATCAAGGCCGAGGTCACCAAGGCAACGTCCGCGTCTCGACAGACCTCTAGCGAGGTCAATGTGGCCGGGACCTGGACCACCGAGCGACTAGCTGTCGGCCAGCAGTTCACGGTTTCGACTGTTCCTGCGGAAGGTGGGGCACCCTTCACTTGGAACGCATCATTTCCCTTTGCCTTGAACGACGGGTCTGTCGTTGGTGAGTGCAACGCCGATCAGGCGACGCTGACCTGTAAGGTGACTGAGATCCCCGCAGCCTACACCGACAAGACGAATGTTAGCGGTACGTGGTGGGCGCGAGCCAGGCTTCAGGATGCTGCTGTCGGCACTAACGAGGGCACGATTACCCTCAATGGTGAGGTGACGAGGAAGCTCATCTGGGGCGACGCTGAAGGCACCGGCGTCTGCACTAAGGACTGTAATGGTCCTGCCCACTTTGAGTACGCAGAGCCTTCCAACATTAAGTTTGGTTGGACCAATTCCAACGGTACCGTTGGATGGGGTATCAAGTTTATTGCTGAGGGTGGTGTCGAGTACAACGTTAAGGACTTCGACACTCGACTGAGCACGTATGTGAAGTGTGCTAAGGGTCCAACCTGGGACCCGGCTACGACCGAGGTTGTTACAGCCGATCAGGTGGATACGAACACGATTCGCTTCACCGCGCCTGAAGGGTCTAAGACTTGCGCCACGTACCCACCTGAGCAGATGAAGGTGCCAGAGGGGCAGACCTCGGTCACCAACCACGCTGAAGTGAACGGCCTCAAGCTGGAAGCTACGGCGACCATCCGCTCTAACGGAGGTACGGATGGCGATGGCTCTGTGAAGCCGACCCCGACTCCTACCCGCACCTCGGAACCTGAGCCGACGCCGACCCCTGCGCCTTCGGATGAGCCAACGCCCACGCCGACCCAGACACCTTGCACGATCCACCCTGACCGAGACAAGGATCGCGTGCCCTGCAAGATTGAGCCTGTCCCCGCGCCGACTAAGGCTACGCCTAAGCCCGCGCCAACGATTGAGGCCCCGAAGGCCAAGCTGGCCAAGACTGGTGCTGCCTCTGAGGCTGCTGTGATTAGTATCCTGTCACTGCTGTTTGGTGCAGCTACTGTGGCCGTGGCCTGGTTCGTTGGCCGATACGGTACGACTCGCTGACACATAAGTAGAGGGCCAGTGCTGGTTAGTGCTGGCCCTCTATCTTGTCCTGGTAAATAACACAAAGGAGAACCAATGCGACCACAACGACAGCACTATAATGATGCTGGTTTCGACCTCTCTACGAAGACATCCGTCGTCATCTACCCGGGTGAGACGGTCTTCGTACCAACAGGGTACTGTCCAGACAAGCATGACATCCCCGACGGCTCTGTCGGCCTTGTCTTTGCCCGCTCGTCTTTGAGCAAGAAGGGACTACTCCTCGCCAACGGTGTCGGTGTTATCGACGCCGGATACGAAGGTGAGGTCATGGTTGCTCTGTGGAACATGAGCAAGGACACACCTGTCGTTCTTGACGAATACGAGCGTATTGCTCAAATCGTCATCGTCAGGCTAGAGGGCACCTCGCCCCTCTATTCACAACCACCTATCAAAGCAGATAAGAAGCGTGGTAAAGGTGGTTTCGGATCAACAGGAAAGGTTAACTAATGATCGACGTTTACTCCAAGCCCCGCTGCCCTCAATGCACGGCTACGTACCGCAAGCTGAAGGCGCTTGGACTGCCCTTCAATAGCATCGACGTAACGGAAGATGCGGATGCGCTGGCGTTTATCCACGCACTGGGTTATCAGCAAGCACCTGTCGTCGTTGTGCATGAAGGTAAAGGCATTAAGAAACACTGGTCTGGCTTCCGACCGGACCTCTTGAAGAAGGAGACACAGAATGACTAAGGTTACAGACCCTATTAAGCTCGAAGAAGCGCGCGCCCGTATGGCTAAGGCTCGTGCCGCTCGTGCCTCAATGAAGCATCCAAATAGCGTTGAGCAGCGTGTGGGCACTGTTCGACAGCTTGTGGTACGTCAGTTCACTGACGCGGGCTTGTCAGCAGCAGATGACGGAAAACTGCTTGGCGCTGATTCTCCACGCTATTACTACAATAAGCTGGTTAAGGGATCGTTGACCCTAAAGGACATGATCTTGTTGGGGGACTACATGCCTATTGACTGGACGCTGATCTTAAAGTCTGTTCGGCAGCCGAAAGATGTTCTGCGGCCTGTCGATGTTGAGGCAGTGCCTATCGACATGGGGTTCTCAGAGCCAGGCGATAACCCATTCGCCGACTACTTCACTGAAGTGGACGGTGCGTGATGGAACCGAGTCTGTTGGAGTTCGCGCGAACTTTCGATATCGGCCCGATCAAGGTCATCCGGTGCCTGTGTCGTGCTGGGTACCTAAAGCGTGGTTATGGGTCTAAGATGCCCACTGAGAAGGCTAAGGGCCTTCTCGGAGTGCGTACCGTTGTTACCAACGGCGGGAAGCGGAAGAGCTATCATAGGCAAGTGTTTGTGACAGACGAGGGTATTCAAGCCCTTACTGAAGTCATCAATGCTGAGCAGTCGTATATGGGTCCTTGGGAGATTAAGCGATGAACTGGAATGAACTTTCTGCTGATGTGAACATGTGGATCGACAACTTCGATGAAGGGCGAGGTGGTTTCGCTCTTGATCGTGTTGTCATCCACCACAACGCTGGTAAGGCCATGTCACATTCCGGTGTGTATGGGGCCTTCACTAATAATGGGACTTCCGCCCATTACAACGTTGACATCGACGGCAACATCTGCCAATTCGTACATGATTCCGACACAGCATGGCACTGCCCTGGTGTGAACAAGAAGAGTATCGGCATCGAGCACGCAAACTGCTCTGGTGCTGAGGGCGGATGGGATGTCGGGGATGAGACCATCGACGCGGGTGCCCATCTGACTGCTGCTATCTGTCGTGCGTACGGCCTTGGTCGTCCTGAGTGGCGCTCCAATGTGTTCCCCCATTCGGACTTCTACTCGACTGCCTGCCCGGCTTCCTTGCGTGACAAGTACTCAGGCGAGTACATCGAGAAGGCACAGGAGTACTACGACAATCTTGATGCTGAACTGCTCAACAAGGAAGGCTGGGTGTCGCAGGACGGCGGTTGGTGGTACCGCCTTGACGGCGGTTCGTGGGAGACCGGCTGGTTCCCTGTTAATGACAAGTGGTACTACGCCAACGAGAAGGGTTGGTTGCAGGTCGGCTGGCAGCATATTGATGGTTACTGGTACTTCCTGCATAATGTCCACGACACCCGTTATGGTGAGATGGAGACCGGCTGGATCAAGGACGGTGAGCATTGGTTCCTGTTGAACGACAAGGGACAGATGCAAACCGGCTGGCAGTTGGTGAAGGGCAAGTGGTACTACCTTGAGGAAAACGGCGCTATGCGTACCGGCTGGCTGTCGTACAAGGGTGATGACTACTTCTTCACCGACACCGGCGCTATGGCTGTCGGACTGTGCCAGACTCGCCTCGATGGTGCTTGCTCGATCTTTGGTGAGGACGGAAAGTTGCTGAGGGGTCGCATCGTTGTCGAACAGGACGATGATGGAATCGTGAAGCTGGTAGAATCTAAGTAACACTTACTTAGGAGGTACTGGACATGGTTCCTGAAGTCTTGACTACAGATCGAACGAAGTGGGCGGTGTTGACGCCGGAACGTCGTAAGGCGATTTACGGCATTGTTGCGGCATTGCTTGCCGTTGGCGTCGCTTATGGGTTTGTGGCACCTGAGCAGTCGGCACAGTGGCTCGACGTGGCTGATAAGTTGCTGGGCCTTGTGGCGCTGCTCTTGGCAGCGTCTCATACTGGAGGCACGTATCTTGCCCCGTCCTATGGCACTCCTGACGCTGAGTGACATTTAGTGTGGACACCCCCTACTTGTTGGTAGGGGGTGTTCGCTATAATAAGGGCTATGAAGAATCTACTTAGTACTATGTCAGAGCCAAGGTCGGTGACGGCGGTGATGGTGGTTATCTACACTGCTATCTCGATTACTGGTCTTGGCTTTATTACGAGCTGCAGTTCGCTTCCGTGGGTTATCACCCTCGCGGGAGTACTAATGGTCACATCTGGGGTTATGGGCGCGCCCTCGGCGTGGTTAGGGTCCTGGTGGCTTGAAGGCCCCGCTGCGCTTGTCGCTGTAGTTGGCATTATGTTGGTGTCGATTAATGAGTTTGTGCTGACTACGGCACATGTTCGCTGGCCACTCCATGTTATTATTTTGTCAGTAATTATTGCTTTGTTCTTCCTGGGGCGTGCTCTGCGTGTGTGGCCGTATTCGTATCGGCCTGGGGTTCTGCCGAAGAGTGAGCTAGAGAGGGCTGAGGAACAGTACAATAAGACAAGACAGGAATACCTTTCAACCATTGGTGAGTAACAACAGGAGGACAGATGAATACGGCACTCATTGGCCTTGTGTGCTCTGCTGTTACCCTCATTATTAAGGCACTTGTAGATTTGTGTATTGATCGTTACAAGAAGGCTCAAGAGATTCAAGAAGCCCGTGATGATCTTGAAGCTGAGCTGCGCACTCAAGCGTTCCTGTGGAAGGAACATGCTTATGCTGTGCGTGTCGCTGCTGTTCAGGCTGGTGTGAAGGTAGGGGACCTGCCTTCGGTGCCGAAGGAGGATTGATGCTGTTTATTTGGTTCCTGGTGGGTCTTGCAGTTGGCTTGGCTGCTGGCATTGCAGGTATGTATATGTACCTAGACAACAAGTTTGAGAAGACTGTGAAGGATGTGCTCAATGATGTCACAGAACAGCTCGCGCAATTTGCTGACGAGTGACGACCCAGAGCTGCGCGGCAAGCGCGACATGGCCCTGTCGCTGCTGAAGCGCGGCACTGAGCGAAACAAGATCATTAAGGCAACAGGCTTCACGTCTGAGGAACTGTTCATCATCGAGCAGTCCTACTACGACAGCCGACAGGAGCTGTCGCCTCGCAATCAGCGCATCAAGCAGCTTGATCGCCTTGATGCACTTGTCGATATGGCCTATAGCCAGATTGAGATGTTCGGTCTTGCTGATGAGAAGGGCAACTGGGGCCAGAACCTTCAGGCTGTCCTTGCTGTCTTGCGTGAAATCTCCGAGGTCGCTAACCTGAAGCGCCAGACGGTGACTCATGAGATTCGTGTGATCGAAGAGAAGCAGGTGGACATCATGCTGTCGTTCACCAATCAGGTGCTCGAAGAGTACACGGCTCTCATGTACCCGCACCTGTCTGCTAAGGCAAAGCGTGCCTTGGAGACCAACAAGGCTGACTGGTTCTCTCAGGCTGTAAATAAGCCTGCCGCGCTGCTTGAGGCTACTGTCGAAATGGAGTGTGAGTAATGCTGCCTTTCGGTGCTGTCGCTAAGAAGTTCTCTGACGCCCAGCGCCTTGAAGTGTGGCGCAACAATCCAGCCAAGTGGGCTGAGGACCACGGCCTGTTCATGTGGTCGAAGCAGCGTGAAGTTTCACAGTCTGTAGTTGAACATCAAAAGACATTGGTTGTCACCTCCAATGGCTGTGGCAAGTCGCGGCTGTCAGCTACACTTGTTAATTGGTGGGTCGATGTTCACCCTGTTGATGATACGACAGTCGTCACGACGGCGACAAACTGGAAACAGGTCCGCAACGTCCTGTGGAAAGAGATACCCCGTGTTAAGGCTGCCGCTGGCATCCGAGGCAAGGTCAACGCTGACGCTACATGGAAGATGGATGACCGCCAAGACCCTGTCGCTTTCGGTATGAAGCCGGACGATAAGGACGAGTCAGGCTTTCAGGGTGTCCACGACCAGTACGTCCTCGTCATCATGGACGAAGCAGGAGGCATCTCCAAGGAAATCTTCACCGCAGCCGATGCTATCACCACAAACAAGTACGCGCGCATCCTGGCTATTGCTAACCCTAACGACCCATCCTGTTACATGGCCGAGGTCTACAAACGGGAGATGCGACTGAAGCCTGAAGAGCGCTCTTGGAATATTATTCAGTTCGGTGCATATGACACACCTAACTTCACGGGCGAAGTCGTACCTGTCGAAGTTGCGACTCGTCTTGTGCAGGTTGACTGGGTTGAGGCACGTAAGAAGGAATGGGGCGAGGATGACCCTCGTTTCGTCGCGCGTGTCCTCGGCGAGTTCCCCGACGTGTCGGATGATGGCCTGTTCAACATGGGCCGTGTCATGCAGTCCATGGAAGCCTACGACACCTCGGAGCCGGACGAGGGTATGCCGATCACCATTGGTGTTGACGTTGCCCGTTATGGCTCCGACAGCTCGGTGATCGTGTCGAACCAGGGTGGCTACATCAAGATTCATGGCCGCTACCAGGGGTTGAATGGTCCTGAACTTGCTCGTAAGGTTGGTGAGCTAGCAGTCGAACTCGGGGCCGTCGAGATTCGTATTGACGCGATTGGCGTTGGTGCATCCGTGCTCGACAGCATCTACAACTTCGTGCCACCCAGCGTATCTGTCGTTGGTATCCATGGCAACGCGAAGTCCGGTGATAGCGCGAAGTGGTACAACTACCGCGCTGCTATGTACGATCAGTTCGCTAAAGCTGTCGCTGATGGTCGAGTCTTCCTGCCGGATGACGATGAACTCCACAACGAAATCGCTTCGATTAAGTACGAGTACCGCGGGTCTGCGCTGCTTATCGAATCAAAGGAAAACATGCGTAAACGTGGCATTAAGTCACCTGACGTTCTTGATGCTGTCATTTATGCATACCAGAATATTGGGGCAATTATGGCTGGTGATTCAGAAGGCCAGTATTACTCACCGGATGATCTGCTCGAAGAGGATGACCTCTTGGACTTCATGTTCGAGGAAGAGTTGTCTGTATTTCTAGCATGATAGGATAATTTACATGAAGTATGAACAGTCGTTTAGAGAGGCTATGGGTGCGTTTTCCGACACCCTAGCGCGTCTCAAGCGCGAAGACATTGGCTGGTTGCCGTTGTCTGCTGTCGAGGGTCCTGACTCTCTGATTACTCTTGATGTGATTCGTGATCATTCTGCACGCGCACGTCGTTTGGCTACGCTTAACCCTATTGTGAAGCGTGGCTTGGTTGTCCGTAATGCCTATATGTGGGCAGACCCAGTCGTGTATAAGGGTGAGACGCGACCGGCCCGCAAGGTGATTGATGAGAACGCGAAGGCGTGCTTTAGTGTCCAGGCCCGTGTTCGAGATGAGCAGTCGTTCAACACGGATGGTTGCGTCATTTACTTGATCGACAAGGCGACGAAGACTGTTACGCCTGTTCCGCTCATGCGCCTTGGTGGTGTGGCGACTGATGATGCAACCGGGGATGTCGTTGCTCTGCTCATTAACCCTGTCGTGAGTGGTGAGCCTCAGTGGTACATGCTGTGGGATCTAGTGGGTGTGAAGATCACTAAGTCTAACTACAAGGTGAACAAGCGTTTGACGGCTGTGTACGCGACAGTGAACCGGCTGATGTCAGAGCAATACGGCAAGCCTGATCTCATGAGCGCTATGTCGTATGCGCAGCGGTACAAGGAACATCTTGAGGTTGCACACCTCATGGAGAAGTCCCTGGCCAAGCTGGCCTTTAAGGCGACGAGCGTCAACTCCAGGCAGCAACAGGCCGTTCAGCAGCGTATGGTTGGTCCTGGTGTCGGTGGCACTGCGAACATTGGCGCTGGTCAAGACATCCAGGCGATTAACAAGGCCGGGGCTGGCATTGATTTCTCGGCTGGTACGCCTCTTGCGGCTATGGTGTCGGCCGCTCTCGACATCCCCCTGTCGGTGTTGCTGACGGACGGCTCTGCTGGTGGACGACAGGGCGCTGAGACTGCGCTTGAAGATCCGACGTTTAAGGCGTTGGAATTGCGCCGTCAGCTTCATATCGACATGCTGAATGAGATTGCTATGGCTCTCGGCATCAAGGTGTCGATTGAGTATGGTTCTATTAACAACGACCAAACTCACCGTCGTATTCAGTCTTTGACGCTCGCATACCAGAATGGGGCCTTGCATCAGATTGAGATGCGTTCAGGTGTGTTGCAGTTGTTGAAGATTGCTGGCTCTTTGCCGTTGGAAGATTTGCCTGACCTGCCTGACGAGGGTAAGGACGAGGGCAATTCGACAAAGAGCGACGACGAGACCAAGGACGGGCGTGCGACAGGTGTCGGCCCCCTGTCTGATGGGACAAATGATAATAGGAGTAAGGGGACAGATGCTTAAGCTGCATGAGTCAACGGCGGCTGTCGGTACTGAGTCTCTTGGTGAGGGAAAGTACCGCATCCGCATTATCGTGCCCGGCCAGGGTTCGAGTGGTATCTACACTGCTGAGAACCTGGCTGAGTCTGCGCCTTTGTTTAAGGCGGGAACTGAAATGTTCATCGACCACCCAACTGAGTCAGAGGAATGGGAGCGCCCCGAGCGTTCTATTCGTGACTACGCTGGTGTCTTTCTTGAGGACGCGACAGTAGGGGAAGACGGCGCACTCTACACCATCTGTAAAGTATTCTCGGGTGTGAATGAAATTATCCGTGATAAGTGGGAGCACATTGGTGTTTCCATTAACGCCTGGTGCAACGAGCCAATTGCAGAAACAGGTGTTGTTCCTGTTTTTGCCGGTGTTCGCTCAGTTGACTTCGTTACCACTCCCGGTGCGGGTGGTGTAGTTATTGATCTGCTAGAATCAAAACGAAACAACTCTATTACTAAGGAGGCGGGCGTGGACAAGGAGATCGCGTCCAAGTTCAGCGACCTTGAAACTAAGTTTGCTACTCTTATTGAGGCACTTGGTTCTAAGCTCGATTCCGTTGTGACTTCTATTCAGGAGTCCAAGGAGGAAGAGAAGGTCGAAGAGGCATCTGTCGATGTCGATGCCGCTATTGATGCGGGAAAGAAGATTGCTGAGTCTGGTCTGCCAGAGGCGGCTGTCGTGCGTGTTCGTGAGGCTGTGAAGAAGGGTGTGGATGTTGAGTCCGCTCTTGAGGCTGAGCGCGCTTATCTCAAGGAGGCTGTCGCTGCGACTGCCACCCCCGTTGTTGATGAGTCTGCCGGGGTTTCCTTGAAGGAGTCCTACACTAAGATTGGTTGGAAGTGATCTTAATGGCGGGTATCAAGAAGTTCCCTCTGACGGGTAACAAGGATAACCAGATTTTCGAGTACAGCGACACTTTGTCGCTTGAGATTGACGACGCGCAGAAGCACCTGAAGGCCGGTGACGCGGTTGTCGTCAACAAGGAGGCTGGTATTGCTGGCATCCTGGTGTCGGATGTCGCCCCAGGTGAAGAGAAGACGGATTACGCGACTGCTGCTGAGGCTTTGACTAAGCCGACGTATGGTCTGAACCGCGCCAAGCACGCCTCGGTTCGCGTGAAGGGTGGCGTGTTCGCGCTCAAGGTTGACGGCACTGCTCCGTCGCCGTTCAAGCCTGGCACGCTCGTGTACCTGAAGGCTGCGACGGCTGGTGCCAAGCCCACCATTACTTTCACTAAGGCGGGCGCGGACGTTGTGCTCGGTTGGGTGAAGGAACCGTACAATGCTGCCGTTAAGGATGGCATTTACCAGGTTGTTCTCGACACTCGTCCACTGGGCTGAAAGGTTTAACTAATGACTACTTTTGAGGAAAAGCAGCTTGAGTTCAACGAGTTGCTGGAAGGCTCGTTTGCTGGCGATAAGATCGCTCAGGCTAAGCTGAAGGAGGCTGTCACCACTGACAGCCTTGCTCCTACGATGTTCGTTAACGCTGCTAATGTGCAGTTTGTTAACGCTTACGAGTCTTACGACTCGATTTGGCCGAAGATCGCTGAGAAGGTTCTTCTCAACGACTTCCGTTCTACTGCTTACCTGTCGCTGAACTCGGACATTGCGTCGATGCCTATCGACAACGGGGGCTTCTCGCCTATCCAGGACACGCTGCCCGCGATTCCTGAGCTGACCGCTTACCCGACCCTGACGTACACCGGCAATGGCCGCTTCGTTGAGGTTGGCAAGCATGGCGCGCGCCTTCAATTCTCGTTCGAAGCAATCATCAATGACGATTGGAACACGATTGAGAAGCTGCCGACTGACGCGGGCCGTCTCGCGGCTCGCACTGAAGACCTCCTGGTCCTTATGACCTTGTTCGACCCTCGAACCAAGTACATCAAGACCAATCTGGGTCGTCAGCTTGACCTGTCGAAGGTTCCTGCCGAGTTCAAGGGCGAGGCGGTCGCCGGTGCAAACGGCAAGGATGCGCGTATTTCTTACGGTGCTATCACTGCTGCTCGTTGGCAGGCTCTTAACACCAAGTCTGAGTCTGGTCGCACTGTTACCGTTCCAGGTGGTTTCGCTCTGGTTTGCTCGCCTGCTCAGGCTCAGCTTGCGCGTGAGATTCTTGCTATCCGTGAGATTCGCACGACCAACGGCAAGACGACCACGATCAGCACTAATACGCTGACTAACATTGAGGTTGTCGAATCTGATCTCATTGGCGCCATTGTTGGTGACGACGCTTGGGCGCTTGTCCCCAAGGGCGGTAAGGCCGGGGACAAGACCACTATCGTTAAGACCTCCATGCGTGGCCGCGAGAACCCAGAGCTGCGTGCTCACAATGCGACTGGTACGATGCTTGGTGGCGGCTCTGTTGATTACCGTGAAGGTAGCTTCGACAATGATGACGTCGAGATTCGAGTGCGCCAGATTGCTGGCGCTGGCCTGCTGAATCTTGATGGTGTTGTCCTCTCTGCCGGTGGCCAAGCTGGCCACCTCTGATCAGTTAGCTGGTTAAGTAAGACCCCTGTGGCCCTTTGTCACGGGGGTCTTGCTATACTTGGTTTTATGAGCGAGATTGATTTTTCTTCCCCTGTCGGACAGGTGCGTGTACTTATTCCTGATTTGCGTAAGTTGGAAGACTTGCGCGATTTGAGGAACGAGGCACGTTATCTTTTCGCGGATGAAGAGATCGAGGCTTTGCTCGCTGTTAATGGTGGTAACGTAAAGCTGGCTGCTGCTGATGCGTGTGACGCTATCGGCATGGATAAGGCTTTGCAGTTGCTTGTCTTGAAGACTGACGACAAGCAGACGGACGGCGCTAAGCTGCTGTCGGCTATTGTCGCCCGTGCTAGACAGTTGCGCGCTCAGGCGAAGGAAGACGAAGAGAACAATCTCTGTTTCGATGTTGTGCATCCGACGTTTGAGCCTGTGGATTGGGTGGTGAACTTCTAGTGGCACTGTCGATCAATCCTAATATCCACCCCTTGTTCATGCACGCCTCTTATTACCCACTTCAACTGTTGGCTAATACGAAGGTGAGCATCTACGAAACACCCGACACGGTGTCGTATGATTGGACGGCTGACAACGGTCTGTCAGCTAAGGACAACCATCCTGTGTGGAAGGGATGGGCGAACATTACACCTAATGTGGACTGGCGTGCCCGTAACCGTGAGTGGGCCGGTGAAGTGACAGGTGTTCACGCTTATCGTGTGCAGCTTTTGCATCTCGACAAGAACGAGCTTGTGTCGCAGGACTTGTGGGGTGAGCCTTCTGTACGTGTGTCGTTTGCTGAGGGTATGCGTCTCCAAATAGACGAAATGCCAACTGACACAAGGGTTGAGGGCTTGAAGCTCGTTGTGCGTAATGCACAAATTGATACGCTAAACTGGCAGGTAACACTGCTTTGTGATGTCGAGACGGGGGATACTGCTCATGGCACGCACTAAGAAGACAGTACGGTACGACGGTCGCGTTGCTGGTATCAAGGTTACTGTTGATTCCGACCGTTATGGTGTTGCAGCTAAGGCGAAGAAGAAGATCGTTGACGCTGCTTGGAAGAAGGTTGACGCTGCAGCTAAGGCTGCCGCTGCTGCTTCTACTGAGTATGGGCGTCAATTGATTGGCACTGATCCCCGGCGTGTCGATACTGGCTATATGCGCGACACGTTCAGCGTCGATGTCTCTAAGGGCGGTAAGGTTGTCGAGATCGGCTGGCATAAGTGGGAGCGTGAAAAGCCATACTATTCCTGGCAGGAGAACGGCACGTACGGTAATCGAACTTCTGGCTATCTGCGCTCTGGCTTGCGGGGTAAGGCACGTGGCGACAAGGGCACAAAGGGCATTGTTGCCGCTAAGTATCTTCCTCGCGTGACGGCTGTGTTCCGTGAAGAGTTTTATGGGAGGCTTAAGTGAAAGACCGGACCCTAGAGTTTGACGAGGCATGTCTGTCTCTGTTGCGTACCATCAAGGGTATTGAGGTTTTCGATTCTTTTGCTCGTAAGGTAGATGCACCACTGTACATTGTGTACCACGGTGGCGCTGAGATCAATCGACAGCTACGAGGTTACAAGTCGGTTGCCGGGCACACCCTGGATGTCTATGAGCACCCATTCCACATTGATGTGTATGGCGAGGATAAGAGGCTTCTTAATCGGCTGGTGTCGGTTGTGAAGGAAAAGCTTATTGGTGCTGTGTTGATTGATGGGTCAAATGGTATCAATATTGCTGCGTCTGTCGGTACGTCTAAGGATTTCGATTCGACTTTGCGTCCGGCTGTTTACCAACACAGTATGGCTTTCTACGTCAACTTAGATAGAGGAGACTAATATGCGTGTGCGTAATGTGTACACCAATATTGTGTGCGAGAAGTCTGAGGCGGAGCTTTCTGTTCTGCCCGACATGTATGAGCGTGTCGATGACGAGACACCACTAACCCAGCCGTCTTGCTGTGGTGCAGATGATACCATTGAAGACGACAATACTACTCAGGAGGACTGATTATGGCAAAGATGTTGTCTCCGAACACCACTATTTGGTGGGTTGCGGCTGATGGTATCACGAATACTGATGACTTGTTTAAGGCTGCTACCTACACGGGTGCCACGTCGAAGGCTGTTGATATTTCCTGCGCTATCGCGGCGGGTATGACGCTCGGCGCGACGGACAGTGATACTGACGATTCTCGTTCAATTTGCGATTCGGGTAACGCCAAGACCCCGACTATCGCGAACTACGAGGCATCACTCACCTTCTTCCGTGAGGAGATCGCTAAGGGCCAGAAGGCCGCTGGCAACACGAGCGTCTATGACAAGGCGTTCCAGTTGTTCAAGCGTGGAACGCTGGACGGCCTGAAGGAGGGTTACCTTGTTCAGCGTATTGGCTTCCGACAGGGTACCCCTGTCGAGGCCGGTCAAGAGCTGTCGGTCTTCAAGGTCGTCCCCGACAACCCAAAGGATGTCCTCGGTGACGGGGACAAGCCGATCCAGTTAGAGGTGCCGTTCCTGCCCCAGGGTTTTATGCAGTTGAATAAGGCTGTCACTGCCTGATCTTCTCTGCTAGAATACCCCTGTACCTCCGAGGTGCGGGGGTATTCTCAGATCTGATTGGAGTAGACATGGCTTTCGAACTGTCTAAGATTATCTCGTCCATCAAGCCTACGGTCAAGTCTATCGACGTTCCGCTGAACACTGAAAACGCGGAGCGTTTCGCCCAACTGGTCGAGATTGCTAAGACCGCGCAACTGGTCGAGGCCCCGGCGTCTCGTTCGATTACGGACACGGCACCCGGTGTCGAGCTTCAGGAAGAGCTTGAGGCTCTTCGCAAGGAGACGGTCACTCTTCGTCTGCGTGCGCTTTCCAATAAGGAACTCAATGTTCTAAAGCGCCGTGTGTGGGAGGACAAGTTCTTCAGTACGAAGAACAAGAACGAGGATGAGCGGGCGGTTATTGCCGTTGAGCGTGAAGATCGTTTGATGGAGTATGTCGTTGCTCGCTCCTGTGTCGAAATTATCGACAACTCCACAGGTGAATCGAAGAATGGTCTAACGGAAGACGAGGCAGCAGAGCTGCGTGGGCACCTGCCCGAGTTCTTGTGGCAGGAAATCTGCGGTACGTGGAACGATGCACAGCAGCTCGGCGCTGTCGTATCGGAAGCAATTAGTGACCCCACGTTTCGTGGGGACGGAACTGAGCCGACCGGAGAACCAGTGGATGATTCTCTTGTTGAAAACGGCGAGGGCTGAGGGTAAGCCCCCGACGTTGTTCATTGGTGCTCCTGGCATGTTTGCCCGGTCAGTGCCTGCATGGATTGGCGACGAGATGGACTCGGAGCCAATAGATCAAACTGAATACACGCCGCTTGATCTGGCCTTGTGTGCGGGGTATCAGTACTATCTCGATAGTCTGTGTAACAAGTGTGGTACGCCGCTTTGGTATGGCCGCAGTGACCATAGCGCGATTGAGTTCCATGTTGAAACATCGACATGTTATTCATGTGCTGAGCTTGATAGGTATCGTGAGCATAAGCATCCGAAACCCGGTGAAAGCTCATTTACTGTTCTGGATACTGTTGAGTATTCGGATGGTACGAAAGAGCTATTGCCGACACCCATTGAAGCGCTTGAACAAGTTAGGTAGGAAAAGTCCCTGGTATCATTGAGGTGGTATCAGGGACTTTTCTTAGGAGTAAGAATGGCAGACGAGTCGATCAAGATTGACATTGACGTTAACGCCTCGGGTGCAGATAAGGCGGCGCAGAGCATTGGTGCTTTGGAAAAGCAGATTGGCTCGCTACAGAGTGCTGTCGCCACACTGAAGTCCCCGTCTGGCCGTGGTGGTACGGTTCTTGATTCTTTGCAGCTTGATAGCTCGAAGGTCAAGAACCTGAAGGAATCTGCGACAGCACTGCGGTCTGTGGCCGATGCGCTTGGTGCGCTGAATAAGGCTGCGGGTGATGTTAGCAAGGCTGATCTTTCGGCTGGTGTCGATAAGGCTGTGTCGGCATATCGACAGTTCATCCGCGAGACTCGCACGATGAACAACCTGAGCAAGGATCACATAGCTAAGCTGAAGGATACTGCTTCGGCTATGCGTGAGGTGGCTTCTGCGTCGAATGCCATGGCTGAGGCCGAGAACAAGGCGAAGAAGGCCCAGGCGGCGTTGAACCAGTCGCAGGCCCGTAAGACCGAGGCGCAGGCTGAGAAGTTGCGTGCTCAGGCAGCGGTGAAGCACGAGGATAATGCACTCCCGTTGCAGAAGCAGAAGGGTCGAGACGAGCGTAACTTGGTGAAGGCGAAAGGCGATGAGGCCGCTCGTCTTGCCGAGATTCAGTCTACGACAGCGTTGCAGCAGGCTGAGCTGAAGCTTGCCGGTACGACAGCAACCGCTGAGGCGAAGCGCGAGGCTGCTGCTGTTGCCGCGTCTGCTCGTATTGCAGCTGCCCGTGAGGCTGAGGCTGGTCGTACGCAGCGTGCCATGATTAAGGAGCAGGGTTCTGGCGAGCGTCAGATGATGCGTATCAATGTGTCTCAGGCGAAGGCGCAGTTGCGTGCGAATGAGCAGGCGATTGAGAATGCTCGTTATGCTGCTCGCGACACGGCGGTGTATTACGGGACAATTACGGCTGGCCTTGGCACGCTGGTGTTGGCTGCTACGCAGGCTGGCATTGCACAGGAGCGTGCGTTCGCCGACGTGAAGCGTACCGCACAGGGCACGACACAGGATTTGGCCGAGCTTCGTAAGGCGTACACGGATTTGTCTACGCAGAAGGTTGTGACCCCATTTGCCGATCTAGCGAAGATCGGCACGCTCGGCGCGCAGATGAACATTCCAACGAAGGACCTGAAGGACTTCACGACGGCTGTCGCTGAGTTTTCGACGGTGACGGAGATGGACGTCGAGGCTGCAACGACAGCATTTGGTCGTTTCGGCCAGATGATGGGTGGCTTGCAGGAGTCTTCCAAGGGCGCGGGGGATGGTTACAAGATTCTTGCGAATCAGGTTGCTGATCTGGGTGCGAAGTCAGTTGCGACGGAGCCTGAGATCGCCAACATGATGGTGAGTATTGCCGCGCAAGGTAAGAGCGCTGGCTTTACTCAGAACCAGATTCTGGCCCTGTCGTCCACGTTGTCGTCGCTCGCTATTCCAAAGGAGTGGGCACGAGGCTCACTTCAGCGTATCTTCAACTCGATCAACGCAGCTGCTGCTGAGGGCGGCGACGCTATGCACACGTACGCCCGCGCTGTCGGCGTGACGGACGCCGAGTTCCAAAAGCTCTGGCGCGATGATCCGAATAAGGTGTTCCAGGGTATCTTGCAGAACCTTGCGGGCATTGGCGACAAGGTTCAGAAGGCCCAGACTATTAAGGACTTGGGCTTTAAGAATGTGCGTGACGTGGAGCTGCTGTCACGTATGTCGAACAGTGTCGGCTTGTATGTGGAGCAGTTGGAGGAAGCTGAGCGGGCGTCGAAGAATACATCATTCATTGATGATTCGATGTCAATTATCACCGACACCATGTCGGCGAAGTTGCAGCAGTTCCAGAATGCTTTGCAGAATGCTGGCGCAGCTATGAACTCTAGCTTCATGGTGCCAATGAAGGCTATTGTTACTGTGGCGACACTGGCTGTGAATGCTTTCGCGAAGCTGCCCGCGTCTATTCAAGCGTTCATTGGTGCTTTGACGGCTGTGGGTGTTGCTCGCGCTGCTATGGTGGCGACGAAAGCTGCGTTGGTGTCGATGTCTGCGACGTACATTCAGATGCAGACTCGTGTTATGCAGGCGACGGGCCAGCAAACATTGTCGTGGGGCGTGGTGTGGCAGGCCGTGAAGCAAGCTCAGGCCGGTGTCGTTGCGTACGACAGTGCACTGGCTGCGAATACGGGTACGGCGAATGCTGCTGCTGCTGTGAATCAGCGTCTTGCAGCGTCGGATTCGGCTGTGGCTGTGGCTGCTGGTAAGGCTGCTGCTGCGAAGGAGGCTCAGGCGGCGGCGTCTGCTATGACGACGGGTGCTCAGGTGGCTGCTGGTGCTGGCCAGGCTGTTGGTGCTTTGTCGAAGCTGTCTGCTATTGGCTCTGGCTTGATGGCGATGTTTGGTGGCCCGTGGGGTCTGGCTATCACTGGCGCTATTACGGCGGCGTCTGTCGCTGCTTCGTATCTTGGGGATTCTTTCACAGGTGCGGCTGAGAAGGCTGAGAACCTGAAGGCTGCTGTTGGTGGTTCGTCGGCTATTTTGAACGCGTTGGCTCTGGATACTAAGGAAGTTGGTTCTGGCGCGCAGACTTCGTTTGCTGAGTTGAATGCGACGATTCAGCAGAATGGGCAGACGCTCACCTCGAATGGTGAGGCGCTTGGTTATTACGTGGATAAGTCTGGCCAGGTTGTTCAGACGACGCGGGAACAGGCTGAGGCATTCGGGTATACAACGTTGAAGATTGGTGAGCACACTCAGGCGCTCATTGCTGATGCTATTCAGGGTTCTGATTCATTTAAGAACATGTCGAAGCAGACGAAGCAGGCACTTGTTGATATGGGCTTCAGTTACGCTCAGTACATTAAGTTGGCGTCTACGTCTGAGGCTGAGGGCGGTGGTAAGGCTGCTGCTGACGCGTACGTGGATGGGTATATTGCTCAGATTCAGGCTCGTTCTAACGAGGCTGCGCAGGCTGCTCTTGAGACTGCTTCTGCTGGTGGTGGTGACCCATCGGCTGCGATCATGGTTGACACTCAGAAGTATGATGACCAGATCAGTGCTTTGAATGAGTTGAAGGGGCAGACTGAGGGTGTCGGCGGCGCTATGCGTGATGCCTTGAACGACGCGCAGCTCTTTGGCCAAGAGATGACTGAGGCGGGCGACAGCTCAGAGGAGGCGTCGTTCAAGATCGGCGACGCTAAGAACGAGTTCAAAGATCTGGGTGAAGTTCTTCGTTCTGTCCTTGATGAAATGTTTTCATCGACGGATGCAGCGGCTGCTCTCGACAGCGCACTGCAACAGGTGTACGAGTCGATGCAGACTAATGGGACTTCGATGGACCCCAACTCTGCTGAGGGCCAGGCGAACATTGCTGCTATTGAGAATTACTTCCAGGCCATGGGAAACGCTGCTGCTGCTGGTATCGAGGAGATGGGTCTGACTGGTGAGGAGGCGTACCAGTACGCTCAGCAGTCGATCCAGGACACGATTGACTATCTGTCGGCTCAGGGCTTCGACATGAGCGCGTTTGAGGCTCAGCGTGACACAATGGCTGCGATTATAGCCCAACCGTACCAGTCGGGTGAGGTGGATCATTCGGCGACAGATGCGTCGTTGAATGAGATGGTGGGTAATGCTGCTAACGCGGTGAGTCAGGCTCAGGGGTTCTTGGGTAAGGTTCAGGCTATTTGGCAGTCTATCCAGGGCTACATGTCGCAGATTGGTGGTGCGAAGTCACTGTCTGGCAAGGGGTCGTTTACTCTTGGCCAGAAGTCGAAGATACGTACGCCTACGTTTGCTTTGCGTAACAATGGGAAGTCGGCGTTTAGTGGTGCAAATTTCCGCGCGAAGCCTCAGCGTTCGTCTGGTGGCGGTGGCGGTCATTCGCCTCGTTCTGGCGGTGGCGGTCATTCACCGTCGTCTCGTGCTCGTAAGGAGACGAAGACTGCCGCTGAGATTTTTGAGGACTTCCTGTCGAGGCTGAAGTCTGCGCTCGACAAGGCGCTGACCTCCTGGTGGCGTTCGACAACGGCACAGGACAATTACCGGAAGGGTCTCAACAGCCTGAAGAAGGACGTGGAGAACACGACCAAGAAGGTGAAGGACCTTCGCAAGGAGAACGACAAGCTCGCTTCTGACATGAGTAAGGCTCAGCAAGACTTGCATGATGCTGAGTTCTTCCGTGCTGTCGCCTTGAAGTACGGCGACGAGGAGCGCGCTCAGTCCTTGCAGGTGGACATTGATGATGCCAAGGAGAAGATCAACGAGGGCCAGAACAAGATCAGTGAGAACAACAATGAGATTGCGACGCTCCAAGCTGGTCAGTACGCGCTGAAGGGCTACACTGAGGCGGCTATTGCTAACCGCGAGGCTTTGCGGTCGTTGCAGTCTCAGATGGTTGGTCTAATTGAGGCCTACGCTGCTGCTGGTCACTCGACGCAAGAGATCGAGGCGTACACTCAGAGCCTTAAGCGCCAGTTTATTGAACAGGTTACTCAGCTTGGTTTTAACCGGGGTGAGGTCACCGAACTGGCTGGTGCCTTTGATAGCTTGACTGGGACGATTGGTCAGGTTCCTCGTGACGTGAAGGAGAACGTCACTGACCAGGGCACCATTGGTACGACACAGACCGGCATTGATGGCATCCACGGCAATCAGGTCACTGTTCCTGTTAATGCTGATACGTCTCAGGCTTATAACCAGCTTAACCAACTGTTGACGTATTCGCAGTACATCCAAAACGCTATGTCGAAGGGCTTGACCCGTGGCCAGGCGGCGGATGCTGCGCGTTACGCTGGCCAAGCTGGCCAGATTCGTCGTCGGTTTATGGGTGGCCCTATCCCCGGCTATGCAGGTGGTGGTTTGCTTCCTGGTCGTCCTCCGGCTAACCCGACCACCGACAATCTGCTGGCTACGAATGGGCATGGCCTGTTCAAGTTGCGCAGTGGTGAGTACGTCATTTCCCAGCCTGCTGTCGATTTCTACGGCAAGGGCTTCATGAACGCGCTTAACACGATGCAGGTGCCTGTGGCGTCTGGTGGTGGTTACTCTGCTGGTGTCGGTGATGGGCTTGTTACAATTAATCCAGCGCAGTTTAATGAGCTTGTTCGGGCTGTTTCGACGACAGTCATGTTGAATGGTCGGGCTATTAGCAAGAACATCGACAGCAATAATGTGAGGAGTGGTAACCGTGGCGTCTACTAGGGGTTGTGAAACGCGAGAGGTGTACTTCGCTGTGGGGAACTTTATGTCTTGGTTCCCCGCGCCTGATGAGTCGCCCGTGTCGGACAATATTCACGCGGGTGACGGTTCGACAACGCTGCTCAATGGATTCGCGTACACGAACGGCTCGGTCTATGGTCATAAGCACTACGAGCTTACGTGGTCATTCCTTAACCGTGAACAGGCTGACTTGTTCCGTCGTCTGTTTATGAACAGGAGTGATGAGTGGGTGAGTTATGCTGATCCTTTTGCGTTTAACAACATGCTGTCGCCTCTGATGGGTTTGCCTTATTTGCATTATCACGCGGGGACCCCTTTCGCGTTTAACGATTGGGGCAAACAAGCACTGTTCCCTACTAAGGACATTGATACTACTACTGGGCACCCTGGTGTCATTCTTAAGCCGAACATACTGAACATGAATAACCAGTTCATATCTGAGCGTGACAAGCTGAATGGGCGTGAGCAGTCGCTTGCGCTCAGTAAGCCAGGCAGTTACACGGAACGTGTTGTTATTCCACCTGGGTGGTATGGTACGTTCTTTGCTTACGGTTTTGAGGATAATAAGCGCCCGTTCGAGTGGAGCTTTATTCGTGTTGATGGTGGCGGTTTACCCTTGCATGTGATTCCTAAGCTGAAGAATCAGGTTTTCAGCTTCGGTGAAGGCGTGTGGGAAATTACTATGAAGCCTTTTCAAGATGGACATATTAGCTGGGCTAGTCTTCGCCTGACTAAGTATCCTGATACTTCACCACCTGAGTACACTTACTCATATCCTTCTGGTGGTGGCAATTTGAAGGTCGTTCCTGGTACTGCTAAGGTTTTGACTGTTAACAACTATCGTGGTCATTTTTCTGCTTCTGTGACGCTAGAGGAGGTTTACTCGTGGTAATGCGGGCGCTAGGCATTCCGGCTGAAAAACTTACTTCTTGGTCTGTTGCTGAAGATTCTGTGTCCTTGGACATGGACATGACGACAGGTGGTTTTTCTGAGTACCATCTTGAAGGGGCTGGTGGCATTGAGCCAGCTCTCGTAATCAACAAGAAGGTCATTCTTGATGATGTTCGCTTTGGTCGCACCCATGCTGTCGCGCGTGCGTTGACGACAGGGCCTTGGTCCTGGTCTGCAACGCTTAATGATCCTTTCTATCTTCTTGATGTTGAGGGTTACGTTGAACCTAAGTACTATATTTCGGTTTCTAAGGTTATTCAAGAGTTCTTTAAGGTGGCAGGTGTAAATGAGCCGCCGAAGATATGGGTGCAGCCGTTCGTCATGAATGACCTTAATCCCTTTTTGGACTCGTCTGTTGCTTGGGAGCCAGACTGGCTCTCCTTCCCTGGCGGCAAGGGCAATCTGTGGTCTGTTCTGAAGAATTGGCTGGCGAGTGTCGGATTTCAGGTTACTTGGGTTTATGACACTATTGCGGTGTTTAAGAACCATTCTGTTCTCACGCGGCTTCAAGGTTACACAGCAGACTACAAGGTGAATTACGCTCAGTCTGAGCCTGCATCCACTATCGAGTGTACTTATTATGAAGATCGGACGTATATTTACCTGGCGACGTACAAAGCAGGGTTCATAGAGAGTAATGGGGCTATTTCTTACAGTGCTGGCACGCATAAGTCTGAGTGTCCGACCATGCTCATTTGGCCACCAGTCGCATCTAGTGAAACTCTGCTCGATGCCGCGAAGAAGAGCGAGGTGCTATCTGTCGAGGCGGGAGAGATTAAGGAGTTCATTCTCGAAACACCTAACTTGATTAAAGGCGTCATGGGGCAGCCTACCTGTATTGATCCCACATATATTCCACAGTTCCATCAGCAGATTATCCGGGCTCCTAGGGGTCCAGGTGCCACTAAATACACACCGCCTTATAGTGTATACTCTGTTGTTGGCAAGGATAATAAGCCAATTACACCCGCTCAGTGGGGGGCAGAGGGTGGTCGCCTTACTGTTGAACTTGGTGATGAGCCAAACCAGCTTAAGGTTACAGTTACCGGGATGCTGAACAAGCGTCTTGGACCGTACCGTATTGCTGAATCGGATGGGCAGAACGACTATTCGACACTGCGCATCTATGGCCAGGCCATGCCTTGTGAAGAAAAGGTCTTGACTTTCTACACTGGCTATCCTTACAAGACTGAGCCATTGAAGATTAGCTCTCGGTTCATCAACAGCCTGGATAAGGCGTATGGCGCGTGCATGTATACTGCCCAAGACGCTCTGGGCACGAAGACTACCCTTGAGTGGTCTGGTATGCCACCAGTGAATGATTCGTACACGTCTGTTGTCTATGACTTCGAGCGCCCTCCTGTCGTGGTGTCGGATGTTGATGACTTCACTGGGCGACCGCTGCCAGCTAAGGCAGAAGAGCATTGGCCTAAGAACACGACGATGGACAAGATTTATAACGACTTGGTGTCGTTCACGTCCAATCGTAAGCTAGCCGACAGGGTGCAGGTATTCGGTCGTTTGGCTGGGACCACTGCTGTTTTCGACAGGTATAGCTGGCAGATCACATCCGCGAACTACAGTGGGACTGGTGTCGATCTAACCTGTGAAGGTTGGACGACTTTGTGGGACGTGATGAACATCTTTGATACGCCACGTGTCGAACAACTGGAAGACCCGACGGGCCTTACACTAGAGGAACTAACACTTAGGGGGTTTAAGCATAATGAAGCATAATCTTCCACAGCCTTCTCAGGCTTGGGGCACTGATGTTGATCGTCGAATTGCCTCACTGGAAGCTGAACTCAGGCTGCTAAAGAGCAACTTCAGCAACTCAGTTGATAGTATTAACGCTCTCACCAATAACCGCTCAACCTCTGGTGTGGCGGTTCCCTTTAATGACTCGATGATTATTCCCCATCCGGGCCGTAGCCGTGGTGTCGGCACGTATGAAGACCTGTGGTACCAGTCTCTACCCTGGGGCGATTCCGGTTCGTTCATGCAACTTACCTTGACTGGGACGCTTGAACTAGTTGTTGGCGCTGAACTCTTCCGAGACAACAGCCGTGGTCCAGCCGTCTATGTCGGTGTAATGGATGGGTCTATGAGCCACACCATACGCAACCATTGCTATACCTCGTATAGACCATTTGGTCAAGAAGGGAAATTTATTCTTGATGCTATTATTAACTACACCACTGCCATCCCATTCGACAAATACTACAAAGGTTACATGTATCTAGGTGTGGAAGGCTCGCCTTCTAAACCGCAGTTGATTTACAATTGGGATGACTATTCCTATCTGCGCATGGAGATTACAGGAGTGAGGTACTGACCATGGCTACCAATCCACAAGGGATCTGGGTTTACAGTCCGGATGATGTTATTCAAAGTTGGCCCGCGTTTATGAACTTGGGCTTTAACTCTGTATCTGAAGTCATCAAGCAGCTTCAGCAGAATCGTGTTCTTATTGCTAAGAACGCTGCTGATGAGACGTCTAAGCTGTCGGCTATTAAGAACGCTGCTGTAAGTAATGTAGACATCTTGATCTATCGTGCAGATACGAATGAGATGTACCTGCACACCAACAACCGATCTGCGAAGGTCTGGGGCGGTGAACCAGACATTCGTTATGTGAACAACAACGAATCGTTCTCTCAGTGGCGTCGCTACACTCAGCACGGCGCGAACGCTGTGATTAGCCAGATGATCGATTTGCCTTCGAAAGGGCTGTGGTTGTTCTCCAACTGCATTACGTTGGATAATAATGACTCTTCCAAGGACACAAACATCGACGTGTTCCAGTCGATTGCTGGTAGTGCGTACAGCAATGTTGGCACTACCAACACGTACAATCATGCTGAGGGTGCCTTGTCGTTCCGGTTGGCGACGATGCCTTACTACGCCTCTAGCCCTGGTAAGGTTAACGTTGCTATCAAAATTCAATGTAGCCCAGTCAATAATATCGGCTGGGGTGGCCTCTGCATTGGGGCCTCGAAGATCGGCTGAGTGTGCTATACTAAGTAGTGACAGTTATCAACACATTCTGTGTGGTTGCTGTGGGCGATTGGGTGAGAAAACCCCCTGGCTAGGAAAAGAGAACTAGCCAGGGGGTTTTCTATTACCTTGGCCACCCGTTGTCGAGTGTCCATTTGTGGTGTAGCTCGTGTACGAGGTAGTACACCAAGTGCCGGAACGCATCTCTCACGTCGTTGGCGTCCTTGTAGTTCACGTCCTTGCCGGTGAGCCACCAGCCGAGGTTCTTCAGTGTCGCATCCTTGACCAGGCCCTTGGCTTGCGCTGGGGTCTGGTAGTGGATGTCATCGACAAGCCAGTCAAGCACAGCGTTGACCTTCACAGGTGTGATGTCTGCTGTGAACTTGTTACTAGGGCGCAAGTCGAACTGCTCGGCAACGACAGTGGCACCAGGATATTGGTCAAGGTATCGCTTGATGAGCGATACCGTCTCGGTGTGTGTTGAGCAGATGAACTGATCGAAGTGAAGAATCTCCACCTCTTCTTCGACACGGGCAACAACAAGTCCTGTGTTAACACCGGGATCAATTGCTATTACTGTTTCCATATTTTTCCTCCCAATCATCACTTAGTACATCATATGCTGTGCCAGCATAAACGTTCCTGGCGCTAGGTGAAAGCCCACCGAAGACACCGGAACGGAACTTTTTACCATCCACCGGATACTGTTCGGCTTCTAGGCAGTCTTGAAGGCATTGTTCTTTGATAGGGCAGTTCTCGCAGAACACTCTTGCAACTTCTGCGTAGAGCTTCACATCGTAGAACAGCCCGACAGGAGCGTTAAGGCAAGCTGCTTCTTCATAATCGGATGCGTTCATCACACCTCTTCCCAGTTGTTACCGACCTCTGCTTCAGCAGCAAACGGCACACGGTTGAACACAATTGTCGCTGCCTTAGCCATCTCGTATTCCATCATCTTGGAGCACTCTTCGATGGTTTCTTCTGGACACTCGACATAGGTAGCATCATGGACAAGTCCAATCAGCTTAGCTCCGTACTGTCCTACCTGTTCGTTGATCCTAATCGCTGCGTTGAGGCAGATGTCGTTGGCTGTCGATTGTGGAACAAAGGCGAGTGCTTCGTTCTGTGTCGAAGTGTAGTCGGCGTCGGAAATGAAGAGAGGGTTGTATCTCATGCCAAACTTGGTTTGTCGCATGTGATCCTCTTGTTTCCTGCCCACGCTGTGTCGAACTTTCTGCTGCCAGTCTCGGAGTCCTGCATAAGAACCCATGTACTGATCGTAGACGTACTGTGCGCTATTGATAGACATTTCCAGCTCCGCCGCAATGGCTGGAACACCACGACCATAGTTCGAGTTGCCAGTGATGATTACCGAGCCATTCTCGTCTTGTGTCACCCACGTTCCGTAGTCAGTAGTAGGGCACCAAACATCAGTCGTGCCTGCATCTTTAACAACCAACTTCTGAGCCGTGACAAAAGACTTCTTACGTACACGATACTTGCTAATGCCACCATCTTTATACTCAGTCGATGTGACGTACTTTCCACACAAGAACGCTGCGAGTCGGTACGCATCAGCAGTGTAGCCATGCTTCTGTGTCACAACCCAAGTGCCATTGGTGAATGAGCCTTCGGCCTTGTTGAAAATATCAAAGAACATTTCAACATGCTTGGCATTGAGGGACAGCACCCATTGGCAGAGGTTTTCCTTGTGATCACCAATGCCAGACTTATCCCACACACGCCTTGCATCTTCAGCATGTACGCGCCATGTGTAAGCCGTTTCGTAGTTGACGCCAGGACGAGTATCAACTGAATAACTGAAGTTCGTCATCAGCTTCTTGATCTCTTTGACATACTTCGGCTTTGCCTGCATGATCTGCATCAAGATGCCTCTGATCTCATGATTGGTTTGAGAACGATGTAAGTAGCCGTCCGAGACAACCCATGAGATAAGCTGCACTTCAGCATCGGTGTAACCGTCATCGTGGTTCGACAGGTAAGGGTATGCAAGCATGATCTTATCGTCGTGCTTGATGTCGCTGGCTTCAGTCAGAGCAATCTCATCACACGTACCCCTTCTACGCTTACTGACAACCCACTTGTGATTAGACGTTGTTGTCACGTTAAATCCACGAGTCGAGTAAGCGTTCACAGGCGCGCCGCTGTAACGATTGATCTTACGTAGTGGCGTCTTCACGAGCTGACCAGTGGTTGCGTCTGCTGCGTACACGAGTTCACCTTCAACAAGATCGTCTGCTGACTTCCAGCCTTCGGCTGTGAGAATTGGGTAGTTCAGAGGAACACACCCATACACCACACTCTTTACCAGTGCGCGTTTGTTCTTTGCAGTCTTTGGATGTTCGTGCTTAAAAGCCTCGTACGCTTCGATTGTCGGGAACTCTTCTGGCCAGATCTTTGTCATCAGATCGTCAAAAAAGTCCGGCGCACCCGGTTGGAACGCGGAAATCATAGCCTCGTCGTCCGCAAGCTCAGCGACAGTACGCAGCTCTGCCTGGGAGTAGTCGCACGAAATGATCTTGCAACCAGGTGCAGCGACAAGGGCACGCTTGATACCACTGTCGCGTCCCATCGTCTGAATCGCTGGACCCTTGGCCGACAGGCGACCTGTCTTAGCCCCGTGGGGCAGGTAGTGGGGGTGGACACGCCTGTCTTCACCACGCTTTTGGCGCACTTTCACGATGTACGACCCCAACACCTTAGCCGCATAACGGTAAGCGAGGAGAGCGTCGATGAACTCTGGTTCCTTGCCTTCGCGCTTCAGCTTCTTCAGATGCTTCGCATCATACGAAGGGGACGACACACCCCTTGACTTAAAGAAAACTTCAATTTGCTTCGGAGACTGAGGATTGAAGTCTTCACCAGCAATACTGCGCAACACCGCCAGATACTCGTCGCACTGGTGCTTGTACTTCTCTTCCAACTCATCAAGAGCATCGAGTGATACTTCAACACCGTTCATCTGAACGTCATGCAGCACACGAGTCACACGCATACGGTGTTTGTAGAAGTTAAGGACTTGTTGCGCCTTTTCCACCATTGGCTTGAAGTACTCATATAGTCTATGGGTCCAGTATGAATCGTAAATGTTGTACTTATACAGCTTTTCTCGTGGAATGTTCTCGAAGTGTGCATTGTGCTTCAAGTACTTCTTTGCTTCAGAGTCCCAGTCAGCGGCGCGCAACCAGCGACGAGCGAGAGGCTTCAGGCTATGCTCGCCCGCAAGGTTGTCGAGCACAAAGTGCATCAACAGCGTGTCCTCGTGGTGGTACACGTTGATGCCCAGGCGCTTCGACAGGTAGGGCATATCGAATGTTCCATTGTGGCAGACAACCATGCAGGTGTCGCACAGCCTCTTAATGGTCTCTGCTGCCTTGTCGGTCTCAGCTAGTTCTTCAGGGATGACTACACCGAACTTCCCGTTCCACAGGGCAATCGACAGGATGCGACCAGCCGCGAATGTGTCGTTGTCGATGTCACCAGCGGATTCGATGTCGAGTGCAATCACCGTCCCAGGCTTGAACGTGATGTCCTCACCCTCCCAGATAACCCAGTCCTTGCCAAGTTCCAGGCCAGGGTCAACCGGACCTAGGTAGCCGTACTGCAACGCCTGAGCGAGGAACAGAACAGACTGTGGATTGCTGACAATCTGCTTAGGTGAAAGCGTCTTGTACGCATCACCCTTGTAACCTTTCACAGTACCAAGAGTGACCTTAATGTCCTTGTCGTTCACGTCGTCGGTGATTTCGACGTGAGTGCCTTCTGGGAGGCCAGACACCACGCGAGCGCGCTTCAGTAGGACGTGGGCAAGAATAGGAAGCTTGTCCACGTCAGCAGTCAAAATCTTCATACCTGCCCTCCTACGTATTCAATGAATCGTTCATTGTTTGTCTTGCCCTTAATGACCTCGCGGATTGTTCCACGTGCCTGGGCGTATGTGATGATTTCCTTCAATTCACGCATACCGCTGATATCACTCTGGAACTTCAGCATGAGCTTAGGAATCGGAACAAGGCCGTTGTCGGTGCGTGCAACGAAGTTGATGAGCTTATCGACCTTGTTACTGAAATTAGAGTTCTTCACGTGGTGGATGAACACTTCATTGCTCGACAGCCAGATGGACGCGAGGGAGATAGCCTTCAGCATTTCCCGCATTGTGACAACGACAGTGCCCTTTGTCGTTGGCCCGTTGTACATGGCAAGGAGTGCTGCGATACGCAAGACAGAGAACGTCATACGCTCAGTGCCAGGGAACAGCTCACGGCTATTCAGCATGTGTCGCTCAGCCATGACCTTGGCTTCCTCAGAGAAGCCAATCCAGCGCTCGAACACACCCGGCTCAAACTCAATAGGGATGCGGACTTCCTCGTTAGGAAGGCGCGACGCTTGACGTGCACTGAATTGCGCATCGAACTTAGCGACCGACTTAATAAGGTTCGACAGCATGAAGTCGCGCTGCTTGTCTTCGATCCTGCCTGTCGATGCGCTTACGGTCACGAGCTTCACATCCTGTGAGGACGTGATGTACTTGTCCCGGTCGTCAATAACAACAAGGCAGCGGGGTGTGAAGCCGGACTCCACCTTCTCGGTCGTTAGGTGCTTCGCGGCCTGGTCCAAGATTCCTGTCCCGTAGAAGGTCATATAGTACGGTGTCGCTGTCTGGTAGGCAACCTTGCCGCCCTTGTCCTTACGTGCGACAGCCGGAATGTAGCCATCGTAGCTCTTGGTAAGGAAGGGCATCATCGAGGCCATGTAGCTGCCCTTCTGGGCTGCATGTGCGAAGAAGTCCTGCACCTCGTCAATAGCGAAGAGGCCAGACTCTTTTGGCTTGGTGCGCAGATACGCGGACAGAGCCTCGCCTGTCGAATCTTCAGGGGCAATGAAAGCGTCAGGCCCCTTGCCAATTCCTATAGCCACGTCACGCATCATGCCCTCTGCGAGGCGTAATGAAGTCGACTTACGGGATTGGGTCGTACGTCCCAGCACAAGGAAGTACAGGTTGAGTGGCATTTTTTGGACATTGATGGGCAGAAAGCCGTACTTCGCAAACATCGAAGAAAGAATGGCAAGAGCGCCAGCGTAGTGGAACTGCTTAGGTGCCATTGCCGATTTAGTCGATGCCCACGCTGCGAACTGATCGACAAAGAGGCCCATAGGTTCTTTTTCGCCCTCATGCAGGAAGTTCACATCCTGGAGCACGAGTTCGCGCGCTTCGCTCAGAAGATACGAGGACCCGATACGAGTCGATGCTTCGAGATCATTCTCGGTTGGTCCGGTATGTTCGGCCTTCCAGCGTACATAGTCACGGTTGACCTGCTTCCACAAGTAACCATCACCTCGCCCGTCCTGTTCGAACTTGTTGAACTCAGTTCCGCGCACGACGGCAAAGGCTTCGACAATGGAGCAGCCTTCTTCCCACAGCGCGCACTGAAGATGGTACATCCTCGCGCTGCGGTCTTCCTCTGTGGCAAAAGAATCATCCGTAGCCAGATCGGTAATGTAGCTACGGTTCACCATGCCAAGAACTTCAAACATCGACGGGATGTCTGTCGGGAAGTCTTCTTCCTCAATGCCTATGCGTTCGATTGGAGGGTATTCGGCGGCGAACTCAGCGGCGGTGATAGCCCCGTCGTTGGCGGTGAGCGTGATCTCCCAAGGCTTCGCCCTCTTAAGGTTATGGGTGAACGGGACACGGAGCTTCTTGGACAGGGGCCAGCCCCGGTCCATGCCGTCGTTGGCGTGTACCTCGTAGAGTCCCCGTGAGAGGGCCTCACACAGGTCATTCGACAGGTCGTCTGCGTCGGTCAGGAGCCAGTATCCCTGCCAGTGCTTCTCACTGGTCTGGACAGTGATAGAGGGCTGAATCTTCAGCTTGTCGAGCGGGCAGTCGTCGCCGTCTGCCCACACGCACGAGGCATGGATGACATTATCCTTGGCCGCGTGCCTGGTGTTCGACAGGGCCGGGGGCTTGGTGTAAAGAAAGGGGCTGTAGTAGACATCCAAGTCCGCGTGGGACTGCGCGTACGCCACCATCTTGTCAAGCTGCGCGGGCAATTCGAACCAGCGGAAGTTAGTGAGGCCGCCCATAGGACCCTTCAAAATGATAGGCGTCCAGCCTTCGCCCGCTGGGAGGACTGCCTGAAAGAACTGTGTGAGGTCCATCGCTCTCCTTTCTGCTTGTATATAGTACGGCGGGCCGTACCTCACTGTCAAGATACGGCCCACCTGAAGGGATCAGAGTTCGATCCGAGAAGCCTTCTTCTTAGACTTCTTCTTGGCCTCGTCCCACTCAACCTTCTTGATGTTGTTACGCTTGGTGACCTGCCCATTGTATTCGCTGTCTTCGACATCGACAGTGATCGTTGCGGTCTTGCCAACGATGTCTCGTTCGACCTGGTAGTAGTACTCACCAGTGCGAGCGGTTGGCTCTTCAGGCCAGGCGTTGCCGGATGCTTCGCAGAACTTGGGGAGGTCCCAGTGGAGACCATTCTTTGTCTGAAGCACCAGCCAGTATCGAATCTGGCGCGCCGCGTGCTCGCCTTCCGTGACCACGAAATCGACCGTGTACATGGGCTTGCCATTCTTGGATTCACCAAGCTCACAGGCATCGACAGTCACCTTGTACTGGCCCTTGGGCAGGGGGTCAAAGCTCATGGACTCCGCAACGTCAAGGGACATAAGCTCGTCAAAGTTAATCATGATCAGTTCTCCTTTTTGTTGAGTTTGTTGTAGTGGTCGATTGACTTAGGCAGCCAACCATAGGTGTTGATCCGCCCGTGTCGAATAACAGCGTCGGGCGCGGGGAAGGTCTTGTTGTCTGCTCGGAGACGGTACAGGATGGTAGTCCGGTTAACGCCCGTCATCTCAGAGACATCCTTGATCGACAGGTACTCAATCATTCGTCCTTCTCCTTGATGTCGTAGTGTTCATGCACCCAGCCCATGATCTTGTCGAACGACGGGTTGCCGATCAACGCGGGCATGTTGTCGAACCTGGTCTTGGTTAGGACGCTTGAAGCGGACTTAACGGTAAGAACTGTGATGAGCTGTTCTTCCCCGTCTTCTCCCACATCCTCCCAGGTCATTCGACCGATCAGGTCGAAAATTGCAGGGAGCTTCTTAAAGCTCTTCTTACCCTCGAAATCGGGGGCGATTTGAGAGAGTCGTTCTGTCTCCACGATCTCGCGGGATTCGTGCGTGATCGTGATGATGTTCAAGCCCATGTCGAAGGCAATCGTATTAACAAGGTCGAGCACCTTGTCATACGCCGCTGCCCACATGGCGAAGGAGTCCTTTGGATTGACTGCCGCGAAGTGCAGCTTGATAAGTTCCTGCAGACGGTCAACCGTATCAATGACGACAGTCTTGAAGGGGTTATCCTTCTCGTCGCTGATCTTGACGAGGAGGTCTGCGAACTCCTTGTATGTTGCAGGCTGGACAATGAGCATGCTATCCAGATCACCGAACTTGGCAGCGGGCGCAGTACCACGCTCAAGATCGACGTAGAGGACGGGTCCCAGTTCCTCAACCTTAGAGGCCGAGGATGCAAGAGAAGTCTTGCCGGTGCCAGAAGGTCCGTAGAGTAGGACCTTTAGCTTAGGTGTGGTGGTTCGGGGGTCGGACACTTCGATGTCGATGTTCTTCAGGAATGAATCAAACTTTCCCATGTTTCTCCTTTCTTAGCGCTTAAAAGTGCAGTAGTAGCATCCGGGGTGGCTGTCGAGTTCTCCAAGGTTGTCCCGATTTTCGTTGGCCCACTTGAAGATTTGATTAGCACGTTCAAGAACGGCCAGGGCAGCCTTACGGTTGTACTTAAAGCACAGCTCATGACTTGCAACCATGACAGATTCTACAGTACAGTCTCGTGGGAACAAAACCAGTGAGGTGTGATTCACCTTATAGCCAGCGTTTTCAAGACCCAAACCGTACAACATCATTTGATAGTAGTACTTTTTGAGCTGGCCTTCGGTCATCGAGTCCGAGTAGAACTCAGGGTTATGGTCCTCGTCAAAGAACGTGGCAGACGAAAATGCCTTGATCTTCTTCTTCGACAAGACCTTATAGTCCACGACGTGGCCCGTCGAAACATCAAACCCATCAGCAGTGCCATGGATATCCCCATACCCTTCGATTGTGCCGACAGTGACTTTGGTTTCCTTCAAGTAATCCTTGAGGCCAATAACGTTCTCAAGATACAAGTGGAAAGCAGTCCCTATCATTGGCGCAAGAGGGTAGTTCTTTTCGTCCTGGTGTATGCCCAGCAGTTTTTCTGCAAGGCAGCGCTCACACAAGTCTCCTAGTTCACTAGGTCCTACCTTACGCTGCTTGTCTCTTGCAGAGGGCTTGGTGAGTTCTTTGATAATCCGGTCGTAGATTTCACTCATTGGCTTCCCACTTCTTGTAGAACGCCTCACTCATCACATGGAGGTTCCATGCGTACGTGTGCAGGTCGTCCACCGACGATTCGACAAAAACCAGAATGTCTCCCGGCTTGACTGTCTTCCACATTTCCCGTGTACCAAAGATAGGTACCGTCGGAATCTTACGTGTGACCTTATCTGAGCCAGACTTAACCTCCCATCCGGTCTTCTTCACTTTGTTGATGTCAATGATGTCCCACAAATACTCAGGCGGGACTTGAAGAACAATCTTCTTCTGCATGGTGAACACCCTTCGACAGGCCCATCAATAGGGCGGTGGCTTCATTGGAGTTTCGATAGTCGCCAAGGTACACGACCTCAACGATCTCAGGGCATGATGCAATGAGATGAGCGCAGCCCCGGCACGGGTAGTGAGTCACGTACAGTGTGTACTCACTATCATGTGACTGCATCTTACGAATAGCACCACGTTCTGCGTGAACAGTGTTAACACAGTGCCCATCAATCATTCGGTGACCACCTGTGTCACAAGGCTCCAGGCCGTGTGGTGTCTCATTGAAAGCATGGGACACCACACGACCGGTCGCGCGGTCAACGATCACACACCCAACATGGGCACGATCACATCTTGACTTAGCAGCCTCGTCACGAGCGGCCTTGATGAACTCTCTCATCGAGACAGAATCTCCCGCTGCTCAGGCGTGAGACTCTGTGCCCACGCAAGAATCTTCCGTGCGTAATCCGTCAGTGAACCGGTGTCGGTGAGCAGACTAGGCCCCGACTTCTTCCGGTAGTCAGTGAACGCGAACCTATCTCCATCGACGTACCGCAGCAGACGACACAAGATGGAGTTACGTCCCACGACGTAGTTACCGTCCTCGTCCTCGGTGAGTGTGAGCAACACACTCCCGTTCAGACGGTCAGTGTAGTGGTTCTCACCGACACTGATGTCTTCAGCGTAGAAACCGCACTCGTTCGTAATGTGGTCCACCCACATGATCGACAGGTCGATAGGGTGGGCCTTCTTGATGTCGATATGTTGCGAGACCATCTCGCGCGCATTGCACTTCAGATCCTCGGTGTATGGCACAGTGAAGACCTTGTTGTCGAATGGATCGACAACAGCCATTTCGTCTGTGTCACTCCACCACTGAGCACACACTGACCCCTTGTCGTTGAGTAGAACCAGCCGCCCGTTAGGCAGTATGCCAGTGCCCATGACCACGCCACTAGGCATGGTGACAAGGCCGTCTTCGATATCAAGGTACTGTCGCTTGTTGTAACGGGTGGGAAGATTCTCCCAACCGTAGCCCAGAACAGGCGCATAGATATCACGAATTGTAATTGCCAACTGATTCTCCTGGTTCGTAATAGTGAAACTCAATGATCGGGATGTATGTCCGTACAACCTTGTTCACGCTGTAGTGAATGTAATAGCGGATGGTGTCGAACACAATAGATACTATACGAGATGTGTATGGGCTGTCACCATCCTTACGACCAAACACATACACAGTCTGACCATCATCTACTGACTTGTCCTTATCCAGGTTGTCACGTTCAGTCAGGTTCACGTACACCTCCCAGCTATCGAAAAGCGGGTGGATACCCACGGTCGAGCCATCCGTGAACTTGATATAAGCAACCTTATCTTCGAGCCAATAGTTCTCCACAGGCTTCTTCATAAGGTTTGCTGCTGTTGTATGATTGAACTCTACAATTTCCATCATTCACCCCAGGTTCCTAACCTTACGTATGATAATCACTCCCACGATAAGGGCAATAACAACCAGCACAACCTTCATTGCAATGTAGCCAACGAAGGCCCAGACAATCCACATGAACCACGACGGGAACCAAACTCCCGTCACGATAAGCAGGATGCAAAAGATGAAGTAGGTCCAGGAAGTACTGTATTCAGTGGTGTTGCTAGACAAGATGTCTCCCTTCAGTTTGTTGTTTTTAGATTAGGCCAGATGCCTTGAGCTTGTCGAATCGTTCCTGCAAGCGTCCCAGAACACGGTCGTCTACTGTGTCCGTCGCCTGAATTAGGAAGCGGTTGACGGCTGTTGTCTGTCCTTGCCTGTTCAACCGGCCAGTTGCTTGCTCATTGATTATGAGGGAGTTTGACTGGCTCAGCCATATCTCAGTATGACACACTCGCTGAAGTCCGTCAACTCCCTCCGACATGGCTTCATGCTGGGCGACAATGACGCGCACGTCGCCATTAATCATGTCTTGGAAGTCACCACGAGACTTGCCAGAAACTTCCAGGGCTTTGATCCCAGCTTTCTTCAGACGGTGCAGCGCTGCCTTAATGAACTTCTGGCTATGCACCCACACAACGACAGGTTCATTCTCTGGCAAGTCAGCAATGATGTCCATCATGGCGTCGAGCTTGGATGACTTACAGTCCTCCTTGTAATCGACAGTCATGCCTTCATTAAATGAGGGTACTCCCAGTGTCATCTGTCGCAATCGGGTGTCGAGTTCCATCGGGATCGACAGTGCCAGTGGGTAGTCTCCTAGGAATGTTAGCGCCTTCTGTTCCAACTCGTTGTAGAGTTTGCGCTGCTGCTTAGTCAGCTCCACTTCAACGCGGTGAACGACAACACTGGGAAGCTCAGGGTTGGCTTCGGCCTGTGAAACTTCGTGATACGAGGGCGCGCCACGACGCACCATGCCCGGGTACTTTTCTCCCGAAAAGTCCTTGCCATAGGCTGACCAGGGATTAAGTTCCACCTTAAAGAACTTCTCACAAAAGTCCCAATAGCCACCGTAATGATTAGGCCACAAGAATTTCAGTGCCGCCCAAATGTTGCAGGGCTTGTTCCCAGCTGGTGTCGCACTAAGGGCGAGGCGGTACTGCGCCTTAATGTGTCGAGCAACGTCAAAGTTGAGTGAGGCATGGTTGCACGCACGATGCCATTCATCGGCTATTACCATCCCAAACTCAACACCGTAGAATGGCTTAGACATACTCTTGAAGACGTACTTTTTCGCACGTCCGTCCCAGCGCTTTTCCTTGTTGCGGGACCGCATAAGCTCCCAGGTAATAAAGTACACGCCGGGCACGCGGTTTTCCAGATCGTCCCACACTGCAAGGGCAGTCTTAGTTTTCTTACCAGACAGCGTGCGCATGTCAATTCCGGCGAGCGTCTTCCAGTGGTTACGCCAACCGGGCTCAGTACGGACAGGGGCGACAATGAGGATAATCTGGTCCCCGATAGTGCTACCGAAAGCATTAAGCGTGTTCCACACGCTAATTGCCGTCTTGCCCACACCAAGGCCCGCGCCTACCAGGCCCGTGTACGGCGTCTTGCTGTTCTTCAACCCTTCCAGTACACGTTCCTGGTAGTGGCGTGGTGCAAAAGTCATTTAGTAGATCCTCCAATACAGTGGTTCATCAGTACTTTCCATCCCATAATGAATCATTGTGTTGAGAACAACCTGGAAGCCCAGCTTATCGAACGCTTCCTGTACGTCGGCATTCAGTTCATCATCTTCATACCGGATGGGGCCATAGTAATCGTCCTTAGCGACACGCGCATAGATGCACATGCTCCCATCGTACAATTCAACGCAAGCCTTGTAATCTGATTCATTCAATTCATCGACTACCTTGTTGCCCCACTTTTCGGCAAGCTCGTGGATAGCATCTTGCACTGCCTTAGCACATGCAAGGTTGTATTCCTTGGTCATTTATTCAAGCTCAATCTGCATTGTAGTATTTCCCTTCAATTAGTGCGGATGCTACGTAAAAGACACCATCATTAACAATGCCCTCGGCATATGGCAGTGCCTTAATTTCTTCCTCAGTCAGTTTGTATTCAGTCTGGAAGTCAACGACAGTCAGCCTAGGATCGCACATAATGATCCTATTCTCTGCCTCCCAGATAAAACCAGAGTCCTGTCCCTGGTAAGGAACGTTACCGTCTTTCGTCAGTGCCTCAACTGTTGTCCAGGCCATCTGCATTAGTTAAGCTCCATTGCAACAACAGTGCAGTAGAACACACCGTCCCGGACAACTCCCTGTGTATACTGGCACTCATACAGAGAGTCACGGTCGAATGTCGCAGTGACATTCGTAGGCAGCTCACTGTCGCCAGGCTTGACAACCAGCATCTCATAATCCTGAATCCAGATGAAACGCCCATCGCTCGGCTTATCGTCCCATTCGACAAAGCCGATAGACTCAAACAGGTTTTCAAGGAAGTCATATAGCAGGCTGTTGTCATCCCAATACTCCCAAGCGTTCTCTGCGTCTGTCTCGCTATCCTTGGAACGCTGGTAGCCTTCGATGTTGTTTGAACTAAATTGTTCGTTGAAAATGTCATCGCTCAACTCATGCAAGTTGAACGTGTCGCCGTCTACCCAGTCAGAAAACATTAGAACCTCCCTAGTGCGTTGTTAATAATGGTGATGAGAGACGCATTGTCCCCCTTGTCGAGATACTGTTGAACTGCGTCCCGACCGCTTTCAGCGTAGATGGCCCCGACAGTAACGCCCTTGGCTTGGTCAATGACGGACCACACGTCTTTCACGTCCCACATGTCGCTATAGTCCATCCACCGCTTAGCTGTTCCCAGTGATTTATGCACCATGAACAGCACGCCGCGCTCATTATAGTAGTCGTAGTCTTGCCAACCTGGGAACTTGAAGCACTTGCAGTAGCCCTCAAAGATATCTGTGACATCCATGTCATACAGGGCCACGTCGTGTACCTCGTAGAACCGCATGATGCGCTTAAAAAGTGTGGACTCACTATCCTCTTCGACACACCCATAGGTGAACATGTCGGGGTTTCCGACTAGTTCGACAGGTTCGGGTGTATCAGTGTCCCGCATGGCAACGTAGATGTTGCCGTTGTCGGACTGGAAGACGCACACATCTTCGTAATCCTGCCCCGCAATAGTTTTCAGACTCATTTGCGCTCACTTTCAATAAAGATACTCATGCCGTTAGGCAATTCAATCTCTGCACCTACGCCGAGATTTTGGTGGATAATTTCGGCGGCCCGCATTTGGCGTACCGCCTCGTGCCACATGGTGCTATATTCCTGTAGCTCACTGTCTTCCAGGGAGCGGGCGGTGTTCTGCACTTGTTCGACAGTGAGAACACCGCCCGTCCCGTATTGGTTCCATTTCATCGGAACGTTGCGTACACGTCTGAGACAGTAGTAGCGGGCGACAGGTCGATAAGCTCCAATACTGCTAGTTTCTTAGTGTTAAGCTTGGGCTTATCGTAGACGGACTCCCTGACTGCCTTAGGCAGTTTCTTAAACGCCGCAAGCTTTTCGACGGCTGCTGCATTGATAGTCTTGCGTACCGCGAACGTGACCTTAGTGTCTCCCACGGTGAGCTTATCACCGGGGTTGAACTGTGCGCACAGTTCTGCCTTGAGCGCGTCCCGCGCCTCGGTCAGAGCCGCAATTTCGGCGTTGAGCTTGGTAATCTTGTTGACGAGGTTTTCAGCATTCATTGTTGTTCTCACTTTCTTTCTTTCTTTTACCAAAGAGTACCAGGGTTGTTTTCAGTCATCCATTCAATGTCCCGGTGTGCATCTCCGAAACATTCTTCCAAACAAACATCTCTAGATGGGACGTGAGTCCAAGGCTTGCAGACTTCCACCCCAATTCTGAAATTAGGGAATAGGTGTAATCAGCAATGTGAAGTTTGATAAACAAGTGTTTCACAGGTGTTTTATCAGCAAAAGAGTAATCATGATAAAAATCGTAATCATCAATACTGCCGTCAAACCAGGGGTTGCCACCATATAGCCACGCATTTTGTTGATTAATGGTGCAATCCTTATTAGTTTTTCCGTTGTTCCTAAACTCAATAACTTGGTTGTTTTTGAGTAGGAAATAGATGTGGTTTGCCTCGCTGTAAGCACCGACAACACCAATGTTTGCAAACTCTCTCAGTTTCTCATTGCTAATCTTGAGACGCTCCATAGCTGATTCACTTTCTGTTAGTAGTTGTCTTGGTCAGTGTAAGCGTCAATCCCTATCTCACTCATGGGTATGACAAGTGGTAGCTTGGTTGCAACTTCAAGCGTCATTAGTTGCTCCCACAATTCATTATCGCTCATTGTTGTTGTCCCTCTGTTCTACGCGGTAACAATATGCGCCGACAGGAACAGGGTGTAGTATGCGACCGCGAACATTAAATAATCTTCCTAATCAGGTTGTTAGCAATGGCGAACGCAATGCCGAGTTCGACAAATGCTTGCCAACCAGCGGGATCTACCTCCCTAGCAATTTCGCTAGGCTTGTATTCCTTGCCGAGTAGTTCAATTGGCGAATTGATACTATCCATCGTATCGGCGGCCCTTTCCTCGTAGTCCTCGTAGAGTTGGAGGCCACCGTTGCAAGTGACAAAGTCCCATTCGCACGGCTCAAGTCCCAAATCCTTGGCACGGTACGCAACGGTAGTGTCAAAGTCTTTGAGCACTTCAAGGTTGTTGATCTTAATCATGCTGTTTCTCGCTTGGTTGGTTTGTTGTCTCTAGTCTATCAGGTTGTTGGTCATTCTGCCATGTTGACTACTTCACATGTCTTTGTGTCGTTGTCCCAAATGAACATGTGCGCATAGCCGTGCAGGAAACGCAATTCGTCAAGGGTATCGCCCTCGTTGTCAGACTCCCAGTACCAATAGATACTGTTGTCATGGGTGTTAGTGCGACAGTGCCAGACGTAGCTGTCTACGTTAACGTACACGCCGCTAGGCTCATTTTCAGAGAACAGGTCAAGCAGTCCCACAAACTCATAGCCACGTTCGACAAACCAAGGGTTAACACGTGTCAGGTCCCAGCCCTTATCAGGATCAACATAACCAGTTACGTTTTCCTGCATAGATTCAAGCGGGTAAGTCTTGTCAGTAATGACACTCAGTAATTCTTCCCACATGTCAATCACCAACCCCTTAGCATACCGAGGAAGACGAACCCCCACACGGCTCCGAGGATCATAGAATCTATGGCCAAGATAGTAGTAGCCAGACCCTTTTTGCCTGTTATTAGCAGCATAATACCCAAAATAACCATGACAAAGCAACTAGTAAGGCCACTGATAAAACCTGGTGTACTCATGTCAGTAGTCTCCCTCCGAATCAATAAGGTCTTCCAAATAGTCGATGGCATTGGCAATGACGAACTCTTCCCACTCAAGGCATTTTTCTATATCTTCATGATAAAACTCCCACAAACTATCCTGTATGTCATTAGCATTGAAAATATGCTTTTTATAATACAGAAATCCATCTTGTTGACCACGCCGCTCAAACTTGATACCCTCAATTCCATACCAATTAGGCAACATGTTAGTTCTCACTTTCCGTTAGGCTTAAACAGGTAGCTTTCAACATGGCAGTCAAGGGCGTCGCAGCCCTCCTCAAGCCAGCCGATGCCGTGCATGTCCGGTTCAATTTCGGTAGCGGGGATGCACTTCCAGCCCTCGTTCACGATAATCTCGTTAACAACACTGTATAGTGCATCCGCCATGCACTCGGCCATAGCCGAGATGCGGGCGTTAGCTACCATTGCGCGGCGACGGGCAGGGTCACGCTCGCTATCGTAGTCTGGTTCCATGTATTCCCATTCATCGGGACGGCCCATCGCATCCCATGCAAGGAACACTACTGCGTCGTTGCACCAACCGCCGGTTATAGTGCAAACATCATCCCAGATAGTGCTACCGAACACTTCACCGTTGATAACCTCGGCGGCGAATTCGACAGTCAGCTCAGGATAAACAAGGGCCTTAGCGAGCTTGTAGGCGTATTCGTTAGGCAACATCGTTGTTCTCGCTTTCGTACTCGTACTTGGTAATCTCACGCGGGCCGGTGTAGTAGTCGAACATGTAGACGCTACGCTGCTTCCCGTCGGGGGACGGTATGGTCACACGGTAAGGCAAGTAGCCCTGAGCAAAGTAGGTGTACTGTCGCCGTTCGCCCGGGAAGTGGAGACTGAAAAATTGCGACAGGTTGTGGGGCGCGTAAACACTTTCTCCCTTAAAGTGTCGCACCCTGGACCAACGCCCACTAGGCGTACGGTACTCGGTCCATCGCGTAACAGTCGCGTATGTTGTGTCTTGCATTTCGCGTTCGCTTTCTGTGTTTGACTAACCGCCTTGGTTAGTGCAGTTCCCGGCGTGGGAGTCGAACCCACATTTACCTACCGACAGGGCCGGGATGCCTAGTTGACTAGGCTTCCACCAATTCTAGGGCGTACTCGCCACAACTCATAGCCTCTAGAATTGGAGTAATCTCCTCAATGCGTTGGTTAATTGTGTTTGTAACCAACGGCTCATTCAGTAGCTCACACTCTTCCTTAAGAGACTTAATGTGAGCTTCAAGGGCGGCGACAATAAACGCTTGGTTCTCAAACGAGACTTCCATATCCATTGCTCAGTCCCCAATCTCAGACGCAATAGCCGCGTCTGCCAGGTCATCCAGGGCGGTGACAACCGTGTCAATGGTAGTGAACATCTCGGCGTTGTCCCGGTATTTGACAGCCATTTTCTTGAATGTGATCTTGGCAGCGGTGGTAGCCTTAATGACCTGCATGGTGTCCTTGTTGGTTCGCATTTGTGTTCTCACTTTCTGTTGTGTGGTTTTGACTATGACTTAATAGTATCTAGTTGTCGGGTTGTTGTCAAGCTGTTAGTACGTGAACTGACTCACATTGATAAACTGTCCCCTATTACTTCACGGCTTCAACAAGCGCATCTAGTGCGACATAAACGGCTTCCTGCTGGTCTGGTGTGAGCGCACTCGTTTCCATAACAAGCGTCTGCAAGTCGAAAGCAGCGATGAATACGCTAGCCTGTACGTACTGTTTTTCGATAATCTGGTTGTTCATTGTCTTTGTCTCCCTAGCTGGTGTGTGCTAAAAGGCTCCCGCTTTTCGCTGGTTTCAGTTGTCAGAGAAGGTGATGTATCCTGCGACACAGGTCAGGAATACGGCCCAGATAGGCACAATCAGGTTGCCGATGAGGGCGAATACGTTAGCAACACCCAGTGCGAACTGGATCATGGTATGCCTTTCAGGTTGTGTTGGTGGGGACGACGACGGTTAGGCCGCCGTCCCCTTGGTTGTTGACCTAGTATCCGAACCACGCGTGAGCGTCGGTAGCGGTGTCGAACTCGCGAATCACGCTGTTACCCGTGGGGACGTAGCCCTCCCAGGCTTCCAGGTCACGCATGATGCGGTCCATCTCGCGACGCTCACGGGCGCGAATGCGCTTCGACAGGTCCCGGCGGTGGGCGGTGTACGCAGACCCGTAGCGGGCGAACTGAGAGGGGTGCCATGCTTCCCCGCGTGCTTCCTTAACCCAGTCGGGGTCGGTCTTGTAGGTGTGTGCCATGTTTCTAACCTTTCGGTGTGTTGGTGTGTGCGCTGTTTGCGCATCGTTCCCCGCACGGGGATTGAACCCGCCTTTGTCGCCATTGATACGGGGATGTTGAGATTAGGACGCCCTAATCATGCGTTCGGCAGTGGCCTGTCGGTATCGGCTCCCACATGCTATCGCCGCCGTCCCGGACTGTGCTAAGCGTGAGCGACACGTGCCCGTCGTGGTTCTCCCACGTGAACGGGTCCTAGCAGGGATTGGAACCAGCATGATGGACCCATCGTCAGTAAGGACGCACGTATCTTGCCAGCTGGTCACGCCGCACGTCTGAATCTCAGCGTCTGTGTACTCTCGCTCAACGTAGGTATCCATGTGAGCATCATAGTCAAACAAGACACCTGCCAGCTCTTCAATGTCAAAGTCACCGGCAAAGTCGCACGTGGCCTGCCCAATACTGGAGTGTTTCACTTTCTGTGTGGTTTGGTTTGTGCTTTCAGCCTAGCACCGCTGCTAGGTTGTTGTCAACTTGTTAGGTTGTGATGTGTGTCACTGCTTAGCGGTGGAGCTGCTTAAAGCGCTCAGGTGTGATAGTCACGGGCATCTGAGCAATGTCAGACTCGTTCACGAAGTACAGGTGCTCGTCTGGGGCAAGCCAGCGCGGCGCGTAGATCACGTCTACGCCTACGTGCAGGGCCGTCTTGCTAGCCCACGTGGACATAGCGCTGGCTTCATCATCAACGGTAAGGCGAATCATGGTAGTTCCTTGGGTGTGTTGGGAGGGAGGGTGCCCGGCCCCGGGTGAGGGGGCCGGGCTTGGTGGTCAGAGTCGCGTAGTGACCATGAGGGCGAATCCTGCCGCGTCGAGTCGAGCGAGGGCCGTGCGGTCGCCGTGGCACGCGCGCTCGGTGATCTGTGCCCACTTCGCCGCGTCATAGGCGTTGAAGCCGGGCACGTGGGCGAAGAAGTACTTGAGGCACTCGTAGTCGGGGAACGGGAGCGGGAGCACGGGCAGGTGGTTGGTAGTGGGGTCGGACAGCATGAGCATGGGGTTGACCTTTCGGTGTGGTGTTTGATCTTGTGACTACAGTCTATCGCCCCCCTGGGGCCGTGTCAAGCTGACAGCGTGTGAACCGCGTCACATTTGGTTTGTTCAAGAATTTGGTGAGCCGAGCTAGAATTGAACTAGCAACTTTGTCAGGGCAAAGCATCCTACGGCCCGAGGCATGTGTGCACGCTTATTTTACTGACCGAACGTAAAGTTTCGGCGTGCTCGCATCCTAGCCGACACAGGCGATGGAAAAAGTTGCCAACTTTTTCGGCAGGTGCAAGCACTGCCCCCGTGTGTAAATCAGTTCACAAAAACATCTTTCACGCTGGGGTACTTGCCCGGGCTTTCCCTCGGTGATGGCTTAAGTCTATCGCGCCGTCTGTCAGCCTGTCAACACGTTTTTTCGTGTTCTGCGTCACATCACGGGGTCTGTTTTATGCTCGACAGGGCCGGGCTTGC